TTTGTAAAGCCTCTAGAGTTCGATACAGATATGGAGTTAAATCCAACCTGGGATCGGCAGCCATCGGAAGGTTCGGTGACTGCGGGTGAGGGGTCTGCATCAGGCCACCCACCAGGCGAGAGAATTGGGCAAAAGCGCCTTGTAGTTCGCTCACCATCCTGAACGGGAACCCAGATAACATCTCGGCCCGTTCCTCATCCGTCTTAGACGGAAAGAGGTATTTCAGTGCTTCAATGCTATCAACACCTAATTCTTGCAAGTTGCGTACCACAATGGAGTTGTTGAGTACGTCTTGCGTGGAGTCCTCATAAACAGGTCCCGTCCACCTCCACAGCATAGTGACATCACCATCTGGGATGAGGCCAGTAACACCTGGAGGTACCGATTGCTCTTGGATAGCAACGTTAATTGCTTCTTGGACTAACGCCTCAAACTGAGTTGCAGCTTCTGTATAAGCATCCTTTTCTTCTTTGGGTGCATCCGCCGCTGGCTCAACAGGACGCTCAATGCCAGCAGCGGCAGCAAGTGACATGCGGAACAGTTGCTCTTCCTGGTAAATAATTAGTTCAAGACAACGGCAGACACCATAGGTGTAAATTGAATTCGCTTTCTTTTTCGATGTTGCAGATACGCGACCAAAAAGGGACTTGTATTCAGTTGCAGTTACACCAGCGGAAATCGATAGTTCGTCTACACCGCCCAATGCAGTCCGAATTTCTTCACGGTATTGACGTGCAAAATTATTTTGGTCACCGGTAATAGCATCTGGAACAATGTAACCAACACGGTCGTTTGGCTCCAGGTTTGCAATAACGCGTGGCACTCGGATCTGACCGTCGACACCACGGGAGACAGGATCAGACTTAAAAGTCGAACGGCTCAGTGGGCTGGCACCAGCAAAACCTGAGTTGGCAGCAATCGATGGACGCTGCACCACTGATTCGCTACCTGCTTCCATCAGGTCCGTCTTGGGACGAGAGGACAGAAGGGTTGGGTTGCCAAAGAACTGGACGTTCTTGCGCATGGTGCGAACCAACTCATCATGCGTGACGATGTGATTGGCTAACGCATCAAATTCGCCAACGCCTTCTTTTGAGAAACCTTTGGGATTATTAAAAATTTCAACACAGGGAATAAAACCAAGCGAGTTTTTAAAACTCTTGGTGCGGCCTGGCGCCATGGCTGAAGGCATCTCAAACGTCATCTCAGCGTCTGAGTGAGTTTCTTCGATTTCGTTTGCTTTGATCGATAGGCGGATGTAACGTTTAGCTCCCGGCTCACCAGAGATAGTGGTACCGCTGATATTGGAGACATTAATGCCGTCCTGCGGTCCACCAGCTCTGCGAACCTTGTAGCTGTAGATGATTACAACTTCCTCAAGTTCACCATCTACGTTGTAATAACTACGATATTCGTGTTCGCGGAAATAATAAATTCGGTAATTTTGTTTTGTAGGACGGATGTAAAAAATGCCCTTGCCATCACAAAGGAAATAATCCCAGATGGAATCAAGGCGGATGTCAATTTGATTGTATTTAACTACGCGATCAACAAAGTCTTTACGTTGGGCACCAAAATTATCTTGCCCCGGAAAAAACTCAACCCCTTGGCGAATGCCAAAGAGTTTCATTTGCGCTAAGTGCGACGCAACAACGCCGGTATCAACAACCGTACCCGAGTCTTTCTCAAGGTATGACTGAACGATTTCGTTAAGTCTGGCCTTAGCGTCTACAGCCATTAACTATTTTCCTTTTCTTTTTTGATCTTAGCAGCTTTCGCTTGCTTCTTGTAAAAAAGCCAACGCTCAAAATAAGCCAATTCAGCTGACGTAAATAAGTCAGGATGTTGAAGAGCTTGTTGAGCGAGCTTTTTCTTTTTCATTAAACACCACGGAAACCCGTGCCGCCGATACTAGTGCGCTGAAGGATGTCTTGAATTGCCTTATCGATCAACGGGCCAGAGCCCATTTCACCTTTTTGCAACGAGCGTAGAAGGATTTGATCTTCTGCACGTTCGCGAGCAGTGTAAGGAGGATCCATGGCAATAGCATCAGCTGCCTGGCCAAACTGAGGACCCTTAAAGAATTGAGCGTTTGCCATACCTGCCACATTACCAATGGGTGGCGTGGATTGGTAGTACATATCAGAAGCGTCCCCCCATATTCATCATGGCTCCATAACCACCGGCACCTGGCATACCAGGCATCGGCTGAGTGCGCGTAACATTCACATCAAAACCAAAGGTTGGCGTTTGATAACCAAGGCCAAAACGGCCGCTTTGATCTTGAACGTTGTATTGGCCGCCAAAGTTAACGCTTTGATTTTTATCCAGCTGTGCACGGACATTGCCGCGAAGGTTTTTAACTTTTTCGTTTTCGATATCAACGCCAAAATTAACTGGAGGCTGACCGCCACCTTGCTGCTCCATTTGCTGCATCTGCTGCATCATTGCTTCGTAGTTTTGGGGGCCAACTCCCATTTGCCCACCAAGTGCTGCAGCATTACCAAGTGCCTGCCCACCAGGATAAGCTTGGGCGATTAAAGTGCTTGAGTCAAGACCATAAGCCATGGGGAGTTGTGGACCCGTACGCTTCAAGAAAATCTCCCGCTCATTAGGATTATCAGTTCCCATCCCTTTGTTATAAATTTTTTGTTGACGAGAGTCTTTTTTAAACGCCTCTGGATTGATGGCACTACCTTGACCACCTAAGAAATTGCCACCGGCAAAAAGATTACCAGGTGCTCCAGGTACGTTTGACTCTCCGCTGTAATACATTTTTAATCCTTCAGTTTTTATATTCTACTCTTCTATAACTTCATAGCCAGATGAGTCGTGGACCTTTGAAAGGACGATGCCTTCACCGCGTACATCCCAATTAAGGATGTCGCCTTCTTGCCAGCCCAACTCTTCGATTACTTCTTCGGGGAACTCAATGTAAAGTTCTCCATTTTCGTCCTCTTGGACCTCAAGAATGTAACTCATTTTGCTTCGAGCAGTTTCTCAACTAGCTTATCAAGCTTCGCATTGATCTGATTAAAGTTATCATGCATCTGCTGGATCTCCCTCAAGAAGTCAACTTTAAGGACGTACTCTAGAGGCATACGCTTTAAGTCGTCTTCCAAGATGTCAATCCTTCGTTTTTGAGATCCGATGTAATTAAAGGCTTGCTGGATTTGGTCGTTCTGTCTACCAAGTATTTTACCTGCGACCCAACTTCCACCAGTAATAGCTGATACAACGGCCGTCAAGCCGATAGCAATGTATTCGGGACCCACGACCTAAAATGTATTTTTTCTAATTCTAAGTTCAGTAATCAAGCTGAAGCTGTCCTTTCCTTGCCAACCCAGTGACTAACCACACAAGTGCGTCGACCGTGTCATCGTGACTGCTAACGCCAAAATTAGTCAGTTCTTCAAACATAGTAGTGAAATTCCTGTAGCGGTTAAAGATAATCTTGCGGTCTTCAAACATGCCCATGATTCCACGAAAGCGAGCAAGTTTATCGGCACGGAATCCTTTGACTGGATGCCAGATTAAGTTGTAAAGGCTCTCTTGATTTAAACAAACACGTTTGAAGTCGGCCTCCAGGGATGCCTGGTACTGGACAGCTTCACTCCAAATGTCACACGTTGAATAGGTAGGGAAGTAATTATCGTTTGCATCCTTGCCAAGAATTGACCAGTCATTGAGAAGTTCTTTGAGGGCGTCCAGTTTCTCAAGGTTGCCCATGACGCGCAGGCGCCGATAATCAATGATGTGAATGCGATCTCCAATGCGACCACCAAGAACCATGACGGTGTAATCGTTCTTTTCCTTTGTACCAGCAGAAAGATCAACCCCAACTCCCAAGGTGTCAAACTCTGTAGAGATCTCAGCTTTAACAATCAGCTCAGGCGCAAGCGATAGCTCGTTCTGTCTGATGATTTGATTCATGTACTGGAATGAAAAAGCAATTGGTGCTTGCCTTTTCTTTTCCTTTAGGTAGTCCAATGACCACATCTCTGGCCAATAGGAAATTTCATCCCCAGTCTTGGGATCATTGCCAATGGCGGAAAGAACAATTTGCGTCCAGTTGTTTTGTTCGTTGAATGTAGTGGCATGAATATCGTCATGTCGGAAGCGAGTGCCAAGGCAGATCGCCCTTGCACCCTCAAACATGGTTGGTGCAATCACAGCATTCCAGTTGTCCTGCATCATCTTTCGGATGTCAGGGTTAGAAATATCCGCAGCTGATTTAATAGCGTCATCAATCATGACGAGGTGAGAACGCTTGGAGGTCACCGAACCCTTAAGACCTGCGGCGCAAAGCGTAAATTGTTCGTCACCTGTTACGTCAATACCAGCAAACTTGTGATCAATGGACCAGTACTCATTACTGGTGACATTCTTGAGCAGACGTACCTCAGGGAATACTTCTTGATATCGTTTGCTTTCAATGATTCTTTTAATGGTTGCCGACTTAGAGCGAGCAATATCAACCGTATAGGACAAATACAGGATTTGAAGCGGACGCTTGGCTTGCGTGTGGATTCCAATAGCCCAAGCTGTCAACAAGCCAAGGACTGTACTTTTGGCTGAACCCCGTGGGGCAAGTAGATCAACGTTGGGTCCAGCAATCCGAAGCAGGCAGCTACTGTCCTCTTCTGTTACAAAGTGACGATGCCAGTCTTTATGGTGTTGAGCAGGAGGCTTATCAGCTACGTACTCACAAAAGAAACCAAAATCTTCCCGTGCCTTTTTAAGGGAATCAATATCTTTATGTGGCTTGATCGCGTAGTTTTTGGAAGCAGCACGTGCGTTCCTTCGATAAGCCAGATGAAGATAAGAAGGCACGGATAATATTCAATCAGTTACTGAATACTAACTCAATCTTCTTGTTCTTTACGTTTCTTGTTTTGATACTTACGTGCTTTATCAAGAGCAGCGCGACGTTTTTCTTTGTCGTTCATCTCTGTGCCGTCCTCATTTTTTGCTTCTTTTTTCTTGAAGTGTTCAAGAAGTTGAGGCGGCATTTTTCCTTTGGCCATAACAAATGTTTTTCTTTATTTTAATGTCCGTTTATTCTTCTAGTTGCATGCGAGCCCAAACGCTCATGCTTGCTTCATGCAAAGGAGATTCCACAGGGTCATCTTTAAAGATAAACATTAACTCGCGAATGGCGCGATCAGCTCCAGCCATCAACAAGCCTTTGCGATCTTTGACTGAAGTGTACTGTTCAACTTGATTGATTGTGCCGCGCAATTCTTTTTCCATTGCGGCAATACGGGCAACACCTGCATCGCGTTTAACAACACAGTTTTCAATATCATCTCGAAGCTTGCGGATATCCTCCCGCATTTCTTCAATTTCCATAAGAAGCATTTTCCTATGATCAGGCTTTGGATACTGATTCTTAATCCATGCTTCGCACGAAATAATATTGCCTACATAGCCAAGGAAACGAGCATAGAGAAAACATTCAATGAATGAATAGTTCTCACAGGAGAAGGCATGAAAAGATTCTTGAACAGCAGAAGACTGCTCAAGAAACCACTCTTCAAAAGCGTTCGTATCAAGCGAGTTAACGCCGTCAGTTTTTTTAGTAGGTGTATGCCGCTTTTGCTGTACGCTCATTCCACTGCTTTTGGCGGTACTTGGAAGATTCTAACTCGCCCAAGAGGTTTCTAAAGAGATCAGGGTCAAATGCCCCGGTGTCTTTTACTTCAGAGAAAGATTGAAGCCAATTATCAAATTCACTTGGACCGGCAGCCACAGGCTCTTGTGTTGGAGTGGTAACCGCTTCAGGTTCTTGACGTTGACTTAATTGTGTAGTCAAATCACCAAGTTGTGTTTTAAGGCCACCAATTTCTTCTCCATAACTGGATTTTAGCTCTTCCAGGAGTTTATCTAGTTCTTCTTGGGTGTAGCCACCAGGAGGATTGCCTCCTGGAGGAGGGTTTTCTCCTGGTGGAGGATTGCCTCCTGGAGGAGGTTGTTGAGCTGCTGCATCACGTGCTGCTGTTACTGCAGTTTTCTTTTGCTCTTGAAGACTTTCAACACGTCCACCTTTGCCAAGATCTTTTAACTTGCCAAGAATGTCTTTAAATTTACCTGGATCTGCAATGCCTTCACTAGTCGCGCCCGCGATCATACCCTTGGCTTTTTCAGTCAAGGTCTGAACACGATCTTGTTTCTTATCAGTTTGCTTTGCTGGCGTACCTGTTTTTTGTTGTGCTACGGGCGTAGGCGTTGGCATAGCCGCCTGATACGTCTTTGCGACCTCGACAGCTTTTTGTCCCTTAGGTTTATCATCTTTCTTGTCATCTTTTTTGCCTCCACCCCCAGTGTCTTTTTTCTGGGCAGGAGATGGCTCTACAGCGCGGGGAGTTGGTGCCGGGGGAGGTGCAGGCCTTGGAGCGGGAGCAGGTGCGGGCGCTGGTGCAGGGGCAGACCGTGCTCCGCCACCACCACCTCCACCCCCTCCTCCGGAAGGAGCACCGCCACCGCCGCCACCTTTGTTGCCGCCGCCACCTTTTGCCATATTTATTCCTCTGGGTTGTATACAGGTTTTGCTTTAGTTTCTTGCTGCTCTTTTGATCTTTTTAAGGTGTCAAGCAAGTTCTTGAAACCTTGCACATCAAAAGGAGAATCTTGAGAAGATTCCTGAGTAGCAGAAGAATTAAAGTCCATCGTATTAACTAAAATTAATTATATCAGCAGCTTTAGAAAGCAGAAGGAATCAAGTTGTACAGATAATTAGCTTGTTGCATGCGTGATTTGGTCAAGTCGGTTGCTTGCTCCATGCGTGCACGGCGCTCTGCCGATTTAGCTTGAATTTTATAAGGATCAATTTGAGCCATATACTCCATTTCTGCAATGGTTGAGCCTGGCGCGTCATCTGGGTTGATGCCCGCATAAATACCGCTAACAGTTCCAGGGGGGACCGTAGTGATCGCGGAAGAAGTGTCAGTACCTGTCACTGTGATTTCTGGCTTTGCAGACCAGCGGCCGGTTGTTGGGTCAAGCTGATAATTGCCTTGGCCCATAAACTTAGATACTTGTTCGTCTAGTTCACCTTGAGCAAATTTGCCGGCAAGATATGAACGAATATCTTTCTCGCCAAAACCTGCACCCGTCGCTTTACTTAAAACATCTTGCGTAATATTCCCCGCTTTAGTGTAATACCCATCCTGCTGGGTATACCCTTGTTTTTCAAACTTCTTGCGGAGATCTTTTGCTAATTGATTGGCAGCATAAGTACGGCCAACGGTAGAAAGATAATCAGTGCCACCTGATTTTTCATAAACTTTTTGACCACCGCGCACTTCGGCAGCGGTAATAGTCTTCCCTTTGCCTTTTTTGCCGGATTGTTGAATTGCCTTTGTTAGTTCTTTCCTTGGCGCACCACTTAACTGTACACCTTTGCGACGAGCCTGTTCAATTAAAGACTCAAGAGCGTCTGCCATTTAATATCTATCCGTTATCTATAGTATAAAAGATACAATCAACTGTAATTTACGGTTGAGCCAGGTTTAAAGCGGTAAGTACCGGTAAATGTACCTCCAGGGGTTTGGTAGCCTACACCGTACTTTCCACCACCAGGCAGGTTAGCTGCAAATGCCAGGGGGTTCTTGCGGATATATTCCGGAGAAGACAGCATCTTCTGCCCCAGGAATTGAGAAAAGGCCTCTGGCGATGTCTTACCCAGAGCACGCGCTGCTGCTTCCGTAGACTTGATGTCTTCTTCTGATAAACCAATACCCAAAGAACGGGCTGCAAACTCCTGGAATGGGCGATATTTTTCTACAGTACCTTCAGGGGCAAGACCTGCTTTTAGGCTTCCAAGTTGCTCAGCAGTCTTAAATGCATCGGGAATGTTGTAGGCCAGGCCAAAGTCTGCATATAAATCAGAAGCTTCAATTGCGCTACGCTCTCCACGTCCAATTTGACCGGCAAGAAACTGAGCGTAATCAGCAGCAGACTCTCTGGTTACTTTTTCTGTTTCTTGAATTTCTTTAACAGGAAGAGCACCAATTTTCTTAATGTCTTTAATGGCTGCTTTATATCCTGTTCGATCTTTCTTTTCAGTGGGTTTTGGTTGGCCACCACCAAAGAAGCTGCCGAGCGCAGTGACAGGTGCAATGCCTAACTTTTCTTCAATTGCCCCAAGGCGATCCGAAACCTCTGTGGTATCGGTACCGGTGCGCTTGGTAGCATAATCAAAATAGTTATTGGCTGGCATAGCGCTTCATCGACTTGTATTTATTTTATATCACGCAAACAAAGCGGAAGGAGGCATGAATCCAGGCATTGCATTGCGAAGACGATCTTCGTAACGCTCAACAGAACGCAACGTATTAAATGCCGGATTATTTGCTTCGATATTTGCTTTTTGAACAAGATCTCGTGCAGCATTTACACGGGCAAGTGCGCCACCTGCTCCTCCTTCATAACGAGAAGTCAGATAGTCATAACCAAAGCCTGCTTGCTTGCCCCGCAAAGAAGCAACGGCACCTGTTTGAGCAGCTTTCTCAGTAGCCGCAGCAGCTGTTTTTGCAGCATCTTCTACTGCTTGAGCTTGTTCTCGTGCAGCTTGTTCTTGTTTGGAAGCACCAAAGATACCTGCTCCGATACTTGCAACACTTAAGCCAATTGTAACGGGATCCATACCTGTAGGTTTAGCTGACGATACTGCTGAGCCGGTAAAACCAGTTGATGAAACTGGAGAAGAAACATTTGAATAGCTAGTATTTGGAATACTGCTTAGTGGTGTGCCGAATCCAGCCATGACTTAATTATATGCCAGTGTTAGCTAAAGGTCCGGCCACGAGGAATATCAATGGCTGGCATCGAACCGTAGGCAGAACGAATCTGATCTGGAATGCCTGCCAGGATCTGGAGACGTGGGGCGTTGTAGCGCATTTGCGCCAAGCTGCTTCCAATTTGAGTAATGGTTTGCGGAATGCTTGCCATCAGGTTGTACTGGAATGAACGCTTGTCACGTTCAGCCTGAATCTTGGCGGCACCAGCAGCTTCCTCTGCGCGGAACTCCTTCATTACCTTGAGTAATTCACCGAAACGTGAAGGATCGTTGTAAATATCTTCCCGTTTACGGTTTAAAAGAAGAGCACCAGCAATATCTGGACTCATCTTCTTTAAGATATCCTGCTCCCAAGGATCGTACGCACCTGCTTGCGGAGTCATGGCACTACCCATGCCAGACGAAGCAGAAACAAAGCTTCCAAACATAGAGGGGTCTGCCATGAATCTATACCTCAGCTAATAGAAATGTTTGGAGCACCAAGTGCAACCACGTAGGGATTCGTGGCCAGAGCCTGACGCATTGTTGCACCACGCTCGCGTTGAGCGCCAAGAGCAAGATTGGCTTGTGCGCCAACCATCATCTGTTGGATATAAGCATTGTTCTGAGTGTTAACCATTGCTTGTGCACGGGTTAACTGATCGTTTGCAAGTTTCGTGGTGATAGGAAGCATTGACTTTGCCATTGTCACCTCTTGCTCATTCTGGAACTGCGTCAGGTCCTTCAGATTGGAGGTGGTCATGCCCATCATGGTGCCGTAATAATCAAGCTGACGCTTTTGATTACGGTTCGTGAAATCTTCTTGGGCTGCGGCATCATTAAGGTTGATGCGTCCCAGGGGGGTATCAATGAAACGAGGTGGTTGAGCAACTTCGGTCCCCGTCTTGCCGGTGGGTGGTTTACCGGTGTAAGCAGAGACTGCTGCTTCTGCTGCGCCACCACCCAGGATGCCACCAAGAGCAGAGCCAGCAAGGCCGCCAATCACAGTGCCAACACCTGGAAGAAGTGCGGTACCAAGAGCGGCTCCAGCTGCACCACCTGCGGCAGAACCTACAAGGCCACCAGCGGCTTCAGCAGGACGGCCTTCCATCAAGGAAGGGATAGCCATCAAAGCACCGCCGGCTAAACCGCCACGCAGGCCAGCGCGCATCGGTTTGTTACGAATATATTCCCCAGCGCCTTTAGCTTTTTCTTGTACAGACTCAATGGTCCCGCCAAGACCGGCTTGAAGACGTGCAGCTTGTTCGTTCAAGAACTGTTGTGCCTGTTCACGGCGACCAGAAGACTGGGCTGGAGCTGCCCCGCTTGCTACTGGAGTGACAATGGGCCTGCCGTATTGATCAACTAACATTGAATCGACCGCCGTTTGCTTATATTTCTTATATCTTAAATTTTATCAGTAGTCATTTCGTATTCTGCAACTGTTGGTAGTTTTGGTCTATTTCCAGAAGCAATGACTTCGTTGGCAATATTGCCACTGGTTATGCCAAGGAGAGAACCCGCTGCACCCCCAATGATTCCACGGATGGCACGTTGACGTGATGTCCCAGGAATAGAAGAACCGATTTTTGCACCTGCCGCACCAACAGCAAAACCACCTGCCATCGGAAGGTTGATTGGGAAGCCAAGCATCCGGGCTTCTGGATAACCTTGGAGATTCTCCATCGTTCCTTTAACGACACCAAGGCCAAGCAGACCCTTATCTTGGTATAGATAATTCAGATAGTTGCCGTAACGCTCTGGCGTTAAGCTTGGAATTTCTTCTTTGGCAGTGGCATACTTAAGTGGATCACCAGTACGTCCTAAGAAGAAACGTTCAAATAACTCTTGAACAGGTTGACCTGTTTGACGGCGATCTTCTGCGCCCTTTGGTGAATAGGTTTGAGCATAGCCCTCAGGGCGGAACTGCTCTTCTGGATTGGTAATGTCATAGGAACCAGCGGCTGCAATTGCCGGCACTGCAATAGCAAGTCCAGTGACTGCCTTAGCGGTTGGGCTTTCAATTTTGCCAAGACCAGCTTCTACGACACGTTGCGCGATAGCTAGCGGATGGTTCCAACGCCACCAGTAGGTCCGTGTACCGTCATTAGCTGCATCAACCAATGCACGAGACGTATAGGCACCTGCAGCTTGCGCAGGAGTCTGCCTGACGCTGACGCCTTGTTTCTTAATATCTTCTTTAAAACGTGGATCCAGGACACTCTGTCCGTAACCAAGGCTCCCCTGGCTGAGAATTTCGTCTCTTGCTTTGATCATTTCCCGCTGAACACGGTCGGCAGTTTTAACGCCACTGACGTATTCACCAGAAAATTCTTTTAAAAATTGAAAAGGATTCATTAGCCTGCCCCTCCTGTCATGATCAATTGATCAATGTAACCAGGGGGGAGATTTGGGAGCATCTTAGTAACTTGAGCGCGATAGTCATCAAGGAAGGTTTGCTCAATCCCTTGTGCTTGAAATTGCGTACCGGGGGCCACAGCCTGCGGTACTTCAAGATTATTAACAGCTTGTCGTTGCATCATTTGCTGCATGATCTGCTGTTCTTGCGAGATCTGCGTTGGTGTTGGCTGAGAACCTCCAAGCATACCGCCTGCAACAGTTTCAGTCAGTAAAGGTGAAATCAAAGAGCCACCAAGATTGGCTGCTGATTCCAGCCTGGACGGTGCAATTTCTGCTTCGAACTTACCAGGGGATACTTCAATACGACGACCAGTTGCTTTAGGTGGCCGAAGCTTGCGTGCCCCAAGGGTCAAAGGTAACGCAACCGCCATGTCCCCTAAGCCATAAGCCAGTCCGACGCCAGGACCACCGGCCATCGCACCAAAGCCTGCGGATAATGCACTGCCTGCTGCAACACTACCAACAACATCTTTATTCTTTGCTGCGTAACCAAGCAGGCGTGCAAAGGGATTCATATTGTTTGCCTATATTCTTTTATTTTAAATTGCTTAGCTCAGATCGACAGAGAAGCCTGAGGATTCTCATTAATGAGCTCCGGGAACTTAGGAATATCAGTATTGGTTCCTTCTGCCAGCATGGCGGAGAGGTAACCGTTTGGATCAATGTTGTCCTGACGTGGGAAAGGATTTTTAATCTTTTCGCCAGGGGGGATGACCGGGCTTAGTCCATAGGAATTATTCCACTCCGGATCAAAGTCAGGTTGCTGCTCTGGATAATTTGGAGTGGACGGACGACCGATGGTGAAGTCGTAATCCGTTTCCATGTTGAAACGTCCTCGCCCTGGAAACATTTCATAACCATCTTGAAGCTCACCTTCTGGAACGAAGTTAAGCTCGTTGAGATTTAACCGTCTGTTAGCAACACGTTTAGTTAGATCTTGCGGACCAAAACGCGACGTGATCCAAGGCGTTTCTTGTACTGCCGCCTTGAGATCGTACTGATCTTTGAAGTTTAATTTTTTATCTTTATTGCCGCCAAACTTAATGTAATCACCCGGTGTAGTGCGCGGCCTTTCTATTTTCATTTAGCTTTCTTTTTCTTGTGTAAGCCTACCAAGGTTTTACGTAAGTTTGCTTGCTTTACAGTTTTTTCGTCATACTTGTCTGGGCTAGACAGTACATTCTCCTGAAGCTGGGCTGCGCTGATGCCACGGGATTTGGCCTTGGCCGTAAAAGCGCCTTCCTTGATATCAGCACCCTGGATCCACTTTTTATCTTTTTTCTTTTCAGCCATGATCAAATACCAATACCAAATTGTTTGAGAATTGATTGGGGATCGCGTCCTTCAATTGTAGCTCGACGCAATGCTTCACTTACTTCCAGGGACTTGCGTTTTTGTTCTGGAGTCGAGGTGATGGTTGTTTTAAATTCAGGGTAACTTCCCTGGCGCAATGTCAGCTTGGTCTCTTCACGTTGAAGAGCTGTGGGCCTTAACTCTGGATCGGCAATGGGTTTGTCACGTGGTTCAATTCCATAAATCCCAATAGAACGTCCAGTTTGCGAACGATCTCCTTCAAAGATTTGGGGAAGACCGCCCGTTTCAATATCAAAGTCACGAACACGTGTTTTTTGTCCGCCTTGAAGAATTTCACGAACAGCTTCAGCGGTTGGATTACCACCACCAGCAACAAACTCAGCAAGATTCCTGCCGCCACCACCTCTGGCTTTTGTTTCAATTGAAGGACGACCGCCACGAATCTCAAGAGTTTCAGGAATAATTTCACCAGTTGCTTCGTCCACCTCAAAGAAGGGGCGCACACCTTCCTCTCTCTTCAGCGGTTTGTATTGAGTGCCAAGGGATTCCAGGGATTCCATCCGCCCACGCACGTAGTCGCGTTCTGCGAGTGCGTCACCAAGATCGACATTGACAGAGTCTGGATTGAGAGACTGTTTCTCATTCATCATTTTGTTAAGAAGGCGGGTGTAATACCCACCCTGCCCTGGTTCATCTGCTGCGGCAAACCGGAACTGAGGCTCTAATTGATCGATTTCTTCCAGTCGATTAATAATTGCTTGTTTCTGCTCGCCAAGCTCAGAAATCCGGTTGGTTAAGTTAATATCTTTTTCAACAAGATTATCAATAAACTCCCCTTGGCCGGTCGGTTTATAAAACTTGCCGGTTGGGATGGTTTCTTCTAATAACTCCGTTTGCACACGCGGTTGAATGGTCAAAGGAGAAGACGGTGTTTGTGACAGACGGGAAAGAACGGCTGGATCACCGGTTGAGGCGTAAAGCTCTATAGCTTCTGCAATTGCAGGATCGGTACCCATTACACGTTCACGCCGATAACGTCCTGGGATAGTGGCACCTAATTCTTCAAACTTAGATTGAAGGAAAGATTGTGCTTGCTCACGAGGACTGGCGGCAGCAGCAGGAAGGAGAGGAATGGTTTGCTGTTGGTTAACAGCGTCGGGAGGAATGGTTGCCTCGCCCCAGGGATCAGCAATATTGACTTGTTTAACAATGCGGCCGGTTAGTTGATCTTCTCCGGATTCAACAGCGTTAATGAATTGATCCGCTGTGACAGGAGCTTGAATCTTTTGTAGGTCGGTTAGGGTTGCAGTATTTGTTTCAAGCCGAGCAGCTGCATTCAATAGATCTTGTTGTGCCGTGGCACGGCGGGCAGCTTGCAGTTCGGGAGACGGGGGATATTTCTTTTCAAAAGCGGCAAGTGCAGCCGAGCGGTAACCAGGTTCCGCTTGGCGCTCCCGATAACCAACACCATAGAAACGAGAGGTTGGAGCAGGGAAATTTAATTCTTCTGCCGTAGGTTCTGGCAGTTCAGATTCCAGTTGACGCCTGTATTGCGTAAAGGCCTCTTCCTCCGTAGGCATGACGCTACGGCTTGCAATCTTTGATGGTGCTGGCACAGGGGTTGCAGGTGCAGGCTCTGCAGCAACACGACGAACAGCCTGCTCCATGTCCGCAAGATTAACTTGGCGTACACCAGCGGTTGCAGATTTGGCTGGACCCTTGGGAAGCTGTTGCCTGCGGCCCATCAAAGCCCTGGCACCAAACCCCACACCAGCCAATGCACCCAAGCCGAGAGCTGCAGTACCCAACGCGGCAAGTGGGTTGAACTCTTGTTGTGGTGCTTTGAGTTGATTACGGCGGAATTCAAGAACTTCTGGGGCCATCTGCGCCCTTTCCTGCTCATCTTCTGGAATTGGCGCTCCAGTGGCACGACTGTAGGCGTAAAAGTCAGCAGGGGAGATCGCCATAACCTTTACAGATGTATTTATGTTCTTTTGATGGTTACATTCTAACTTTGGATAATTAAAAAACGTAATTATCCTGTAAACTAAGGAATATAAACCGTTAACGGCGGTAAAGAACGCAAAAATGGACGAAGCACTTAGGGAAAGGCGCGAAAACGTACGTCAAACAATTGACCAACGCGCCAATGAACTGCGTGAAGGGGGCATGCACCCGTTCGAAGTCCAGAATCTACGGTCAGCCGCGAACCAGGAACTGGCCATGGCCGTGCCAGATACTGCAAAATACCAACAAGCACTCAACTTGGCCGCACAGCACGTACAAAAAGGCGCCGTCTAAAACAACAGTGTAATTTTTAAGTCAAACGCCGGGGTTGCACCCGGCTTTTTTGTGTGAATTTTTGGGGTAAGTAGGGAGTTTACGTACAAATTAGGGAAAATAGTACATATTTATACAAAAAGCGGCCCTATACAGTTCTGAAAAGGGTACAAAATTACCTGACGCTTCTCCCACCCCCCAACCGAGGGAGATGCTGTGTAGAAAAAAAGAACAGCATGAGTTATCTAAGGATGATTCTCATTAATATCACCGGAATTTTGATACGAATTCGTATCGACCGAGGAATGTCACGGTTTCCTGACATGTTTGGGGCAAACTTAGCGCCCCGCTCTCCCGCGCTCGAAATAGGACAGTGAGCGGAACGGACTTCAAGCATTCTCTTGTTTTATCAAGGGAGTTGATTGAGTTCACGTCGAGCTGGACGTTAAACGTAGCGCTACCCCATCGCAACTTCACTCATGTTTGCAGTTACCTACTTCGACTACGGCTGCCCCGACTTCGGTGGTCAAGAGTATTACGAGGAGGAGAAGTTGTTCTCCAACTGGCCTGCTGCCGAAAGGTACATTCGTTCCCTCGAGGATTACGAATTCATCTCGGCGGTATATCACTTCAGCTGCTTCGAAGACGACATTCCGTTCTGAGTACCAGGCGTGACGCCAGGGGATCGAATCCCCTACTCAGTATTGCCCCCAGCGGAGATGGGCGCCGCACACATGGAGAAATCCGTGATGGTCTACGTTGTCACATTGTGTGATCTGTATGCTGATCACCTGATGAATGTCTTTAGCAGCAAAGAAGCTGCTAATGCATGGATAGCGAAACAGGACAAGGAGGAGGGCGAGTATTGGCTTATCAATGCCATGGTCGTCATCAACTGATCCGTCAAAGCGGGTTCCAGGGTGCAAACCCCTGGACAGTTATTGCCACAATCCCGTGGCATCCACTCAACGCAACATGATTCGTCAGCGATTGTCCCAGCTTCTTGCCGTAGCAGCGGTCAAGGTAGCTCAAGATCAAACTCCTGAGCGCATCAAAGCTCAACTCAAAGTGCGGCGTGATGCATTGACTCATGAGGTCAATGATTATCGCAACGCACTGTCCAACTTCATCGCAGCTAAGTAACCATGAAACCTGTCATGATCTACCAGCCTTCCTGCGAACATAACTTACGTGTCGCATGGTATGGCGGTGAGAGTACACAACTTCACTTCGAGAAGCTCAACATCCAGGGCGAGTGGTACGACAGAGATGTCCGTACCCTTGGCCATGGTATCCCCACAGGGATCAAGGAGATGCTTCTCGAGATGGAGAACTACTATCACGAAGGTATCATCCTTGAACAAGAACGTATTTACCAAATGATGTGAATGATTCCTGCTCTAAGGGGCTACGGCCCTTTACTGCAGGAATTAACTCCTGCTTCATTCAACTCAACTCAAGTCAAATGTCTGACTACAAGAAGCTCCCTGACTTCCAGCAAACCGTACTGCACGGACGCATTGCTCACATGGAGGTGGTCGACTACCAGGATCAGAAGTTCCTCTCTGTATCCCTGGTCCACACCATCTCCGAAGCAACGGACGTACGTGTACGGTTTACCAACAGCAACGGCCTGCTTACGGCATTCAACAATGGCACTCTTGTCGTAGGACAGGAGCTGACCATCAGCGGTACCATCAAGGGCATTCGTTCCTTCTACATGAAGGACGATGTCCTGACACCGCTCAAGATGCCGGAACTTCAATTCCGTTGCATGAGTTATGCCTTTGGTTCCAAGCCTCAGCCCAAAGCTGAAGCTGTAATCACACCAGTGGCAGAACCTACGCTGGAAGAAATTCCCTTCTGAGACAGCACTCCTGCTCTTAACCCTTCCGTTGATACGAATTCGTATCGGCGGTGGGTTTACTGCAGGACTGAACATCCTGCATCCACCTCATACAACACTATGCCAATCACCATTGATCATCACGACATCCTCAAAGCACTTGGGCTTTACAAACTTGAGGTAACAGACTACTACCTTGAATTTGATAACAACCATGTTTATATGCATTGGGTTTCCTGTCCCAATGACATCGAAGAGTACTTGAAGAATGAGAATGATATTTATTTATGCCTTGACTTTCAAGTCAAGGGCAAATGGTTATCTGCTGAGTACTTTGTCAACGACAAAGAGGCGGTAACTGAACGTCCTTTCATTAACTGCCGTTATCTTTTGGAGATCAACTGACATGAAACACACAACCAGGCTCGGACCCAACCGTTACATCAGACTTGATTCTTACGGTGAGTCTCGTGAGACACGCCGTTTCAATATCCTTTGCACCCTCTTCGTCATTGCCATCACGGTTATGACGGCTGGTGCAATGGTCGGCGTCGACATCACTAACCTCAACCCACAGAACAATGAGAACACACATCGCCCTGGTCGCTGATCGTTCCGGTCGTTATGCCCATGTCTGGGGCACAGCCCAAACCTTTTCTCTGTTTCATGATCAACTCGAAGACATTGGCTGCGAGGTGATCGAAAACCAATCCGATGATTGGGACGGCTGCACCAGAGATGAAATTGCTGAGGACTGCCTGTCAGTGCATCAGCTGCTCAACGACTCGGACTTCATCCCACACGACTGACTACATCTGGTGTCTCGCAAACACAAGACGCTAAGGCTGGTGCTTGCATCTTTGTACGTACCAGCTATTCTCTACCTGCATCCACTGCACACAGCTCACCCAAAGCCATGGAAGCCCTTAGCCAACTTGATGTCACAGCACCCGATCACGTCTCTGTCATTACCAGGGACGGCAAGGTGACCATCTCTGTCCTCAAGGACGGAACCTCTGTCACTCTTGGTTTCCCGATCAAAACACCTTGGATTGATACGCATCCCCGTCCCCCTTTGCAGCAGTCGCCAGCGGAGGAGATTGGGCGGCGGATTACCAAGGAAGAAGGCCTTGCCTACTTCGAAGAGCTGGCACGGAAAGACTCAAAGAACACCACTGTTGTTACCAAGACCAAACGCAGGTCTCCCATTGGTAATTGCAAGTTGACTCCCGAAGCTGTTCGTGAAATCAAGCTGATCCTGGCTGATAACAAGACGATGAGTCGTTTTGGTTCCAGGCAGCAAGCTTACGAAAAGATTGCCGAAGGCTATTCGGTGAGTCACCATACAATTTCCAACATCCATAAGGGACTGGCCTGGCGCCAAGTCATCGTGTAATCAACAGCAACAACACAAACATCTGGGCCTCCACTCTTGAGAATCATTCTCAGTAAGTGGTATAAGTCCCAGGACATTCATTCAGTTCACCTCAACATGACTGAAGACAACAAACGGTATCACCTCATCATCAACGTTGATGAGAAGTATGCCATCGTCAATGCACTAGCTTTTTATCATGCTCATCACACGCTTGGTTCTTTGCTTGACGAAGACGAGCGTGAACAATATGAGCTTGCATTCAAAGAAGATGGTCCAACTCTTGTTGATACATTAGCCACAAGAGTTGCCAATACCTTCTGAAAACCACACACTTCACTCAATTCAAACCATGACTAACCTTCAAACACTTGACGAAAATTACAATGCTGATCTTCTAGATGCAATGGCTGACATTGCAGCTGAACAAGAAGAATCAATGCGTAACTCAGATCCACAAGAATGGGAGGGTTACGATGACGAATCGTAAGCACGAAGATGACATCGTTATTGTCATCATTGCCATCATCTCCATTCTGATCACCACACTCATCGACGCAATCCAATGTCTTACATCTCTGAACTCCAAAAGTTCTACCCCAGAACCTACAAAGCTCGTCTCGCCATCCAACGATACGAAACCCACAAAGAGTGGGAACACGAAATCCCAACGACTGTCACCGTCCACGAAACCACGCTCAACTACGGCGGTCCAGAGGAAGGTGGATGGTGGTACCAAGCAGGACTCCCGGTCCTTACCCACTGCATCTTCTCCAAGAAGCAAGCGGTCCAAACCTTCATCCAATACTTCGACGAATACGAAGTCGCGGACCAGCCAAGCCTCGGGCTTTCAACAACATATCACAACTACGAAGTCAACTTCGCCAATGGATACGCTACTGTCTACCCCGAATCCAAACCACACTACTGCTGATGACTCTAACTCAGATCAAACCACCCGTAGGGTTGAGCATCAACCAACGGAACCTCTACACATACTTTCTAAACCACAGGAAGAAGTACAAGCACACACCGTGCTACGTACCAAGGTGTCCCGGTCAAAACTCAAGGGTTGAACAATATCTCAATGCATTAATCAAGCTGGAACAATACGGCTTGATACGCGTTGACAGAAGCAGTGATCACTACACAAGTTGGATCATGCTTCCACCAAAGAACTAATCACCTACGTCATATAACACTTCCGTTATATTGTTTGCTATTCGCAAATAGCGAATACATGCCAATACTTCAATCCACACCTGGGCATCACCAACGTAAGTACGGTGTGTAAGTCCCAGGATTTACTCAAACTTTACCTCACTTCACCATGTCTCAAAGCGAGTACTTCTACCTTGAAGAAGTTCGTTCCATCTTGAAGAATGTCCTTGCACGTGAGAGCAAGAGACATCAGATGGACCAACATCTCACGCCACATACCGAAGATGTGATCGAAGAGATCCTCAACATGCTTGAAGAGGAGCTCGACTACGATCCAACGCCTCAATACGATCCAAGCCTTGCTGGCATCTAAGTCAGCCCCCTACAACCCCCGAGGAAGTACCAGGGGGGATACCTTTAGTTCTATAAGAAACTATTATGTATTCCCCCTTATCCACTCCTTGACAACCCTGGTAGACTCAACACACTTACCACACACTCAACTCATGTCTTCCAACAAACCAACCATTCCCAACTCTGTAGATCCTCAAAAGCTTCAGTTCATGCAACTGACTGCAAAGATGAAAGAATCTGCAGACAAATATGGCGTCGGCTTCATCGGAGGCTTTGTTGCCTCCGATGGAGAAGTCTTTTACATGTCAAATATGAATGACGAAGACACCCAAGCATTGATGCCGGACAGTCTCAAATGAAACAAGTTATTTACAAAGAAATCATTACTATTGATGGACGTGAATACACAGTTGCTAACTGTGATTATTCTGAATCAATCTACGAATTACTTAAAGACAATGTCTTAGAAGATGACAACCAAGAGATTGTTAATCACATTGTTGATGACATTGTTAATTCCCAATGACTAAGAAATCAATCATCAGTTTTGATCGCACCATCCATGGTGTAAACATCACCGAACACGGTATCAAATCTGTATCTAAAGCAATCAAGCTTGGGCCATTTCAACTCACACTCAACGCCAATCCCAATGGTGTCAAAGGATCACTCAGTATTCCTGGCACAGGCTTGAGCATCCCAAACATTAAATTAATCTAAAGATCTGGGCGTCTGTACTCGTTGTGCAAACAGCACAGAAAGAGACAGTGTAAGTCCCAGATCCTGTCCACTTACTCAACTCAACATGTCACTATTCCTCGACGAACTTACGTTGTTTGATCGCATCAATCTTGCTGCCTGCGCTGCACGCAGGGCACAGGACAACACACTTGATGCTGATCGATTCCACAATGAGTACAAGACTGCACGTCTGTGGCATAACCACAAGTGCGTCATCACCAAAACTTATTCCTACGTGGATGACAACTCATGACAATCCTTGCCATCGAAGACACTCACTTCACTGATACCCATGTCACAGTTACAGCAGTTGTGGAGGACATGCGTCTGCTCTATCGGGCGACTCGCTTCGACCCTGAAGAGTGGGCTCCTGCATTGTGTACAACAACTGTCGAACTGGATCCAGAGGAACCAATCCCTCTTGATGAAGATGGGTTCGCTGAGTATCTTGATCACCTCGATCCTCAATGGCAACTCGTTGACATGAGCGAAGAATGATTGGTTTCTCAATTGAATTCAAACGCTGGTACTTTGTACTGCGTGGTCCCAGGGGCAGGATCTACCTAGCCACTGGCTTCATGAAGTGACGTGTTAAAACAACACCGCTTTAGTTAACACATCGTCCTGGACATGACGTTAAACTGTCCATTCCTTTTACCCATTCAATTCAATGCATTTCCAACTTCCCTCCAACCTCCAACAAGAACTCCTGGCTTATGATCCAAAGCTCAAGGCTTTGGTTAAGCAGGATGACAACAAGAAGCCTGCTAAGAAAGCTAAGTATCCCCTTGGCAACATCCCGCATCTCATCCCTGAAGACATCGTGCGCTCCAGCTACCAACAGGATGCAATCAACTACATCAACTCACAGCTAGCACCAGGGCGCTTTCGTTTGTTTACCAAGCTTGTGGACGTAGCAAGTTCACAAGCACGCACTGTACCTATTGCTGTTATTTATCACTTCGAGCAATGCTGGTACGCAGCATGGCTTCCACAGAAAGGCGAAGACTATGTCTATGGCTACGCCTACGCATTCAAGAACACCTCAGCTGCTGCTAAGCAAGTTCCAAACAGCATCTGGAACAGCAAAGAACAGTGCACTGAACACACCATCGGTCGTGGTGCACAGGTCTTTACCTACTCAAGAACAGTAACTAAGCAAGACATTATCAACGGCAAGGACGGTCGCAACTGGCGTGCGATGGGTATAGCTAGCTACTACCAGAAGACATGCGATATCAATGAAGCAATCAACTCGTTTGATTCTGCATTGATGGAAACCATTCCTACATGGAGTGACTGTCGTTCTATGTTTGATCGCTTGCGTTGCAACAACATTGTTGATGCACTTGATATGCCTTCTTTCTTTAGCAAGCCTATTGCCGATAAGACTAAGTATGAACTCACGATTGATAACTTGATTGCAACATCTAAGTTACTAAAGAATGACTATGGTTATTCTTCTTACGGTACATGTTTAACCAAGACTGAAGCAATCATTACTACTCCGTATATTAAGAAGCAGCTTCAAGCAATGCTTGATCGTTCAACTGCTGAGTACAGCAACCCAGAGAATACACAACGGAAGGCTATCAAGTATGGCTTCAAGGAATTTGAGCAGACCTGTAATTCTATTGAATTCATTATTCGTATCTGGCCTGATTGCCCTATTGACCACTACCGTACTTACTTCAATGAACTACGTTGCATCAACTTAAACAACCTGAGGTATGACGAACGTCTTGTCGAATGGCTACGCACCAACATGTCTGTTGCATCGTTCTTCAACATGCTGCGTAAGTTCAATGAGGCAGAACCTACCTCTCATCGCAGTTCATACAGTGACTATGATTACCACGTCAAATCATTCTTTGAAATGAATGACACTTTCTCCATGATCATGCGCATCCTGGAGAACGACAAACAAATCGAGGCACCTAAGCGCTGGCGCATGCCTGACTTCCATGACTACGTGCAAGCCGAAGCATGGAAGGTAACCAACCGCAAGGAATCACTGCACCAGGATTTGTTCCCTACTCCGATCAAGGTCAACGTAGACGGCAGTGACTGGACATTCTTCCAGCCTGTCGACACACACCAGCTGGCACAGTGGGGACAAGCAGTCCGTAACTGTGTGGGTTCTGCAGGACGCTATGCAGATGACATCAAGAAACGCAAGCACTTCATTGTGCTCTGCATGATTGATGGCAAGCCCACCTTCACCATCCAACTGGATGTATCCATGGGTGTCATGAACGTCGTACAGATTGCTGGCGTAGCGAACCAGCGCCTGTCTGTTGACCAACATGAGCAGTACTCCACTGCCTTCAAGCAAGCCTTGCAATCTCGTGAATCTGAGCTAAGCTCTAAGAGCTGAAGCCACAGCAGGGGCATCCTATCCTCGTAAATGGGATGCCTCTTTAACTCATGTCTGATTACACCGACGAACAACTCCTTGCCATGGCCATGGCAAACATTGGTGAGTACATCACAGATAACTCACCTCAATACATCCTGATCGAAGACGATCCTCGTAATGAGGATGATTACGACACATGGAGTTACGGTACTGAACCGTTACCTCATGATCACACTTGGCACTCCACATCGATTGATGTAGAGGTAAGCCCAAGTCAGGCCGACTAGTCCAACGGCAGAGACAAGCATGAAACTCTATGGTCCATACACTCGCAAAGATGGCAGACAACATGTCATTCTTTACGAGAACGGCAAACGCAAAACAGTAAGCTATCCCAAGTATTTACTTGAGACAAAGCTTGGTCGATCTCTTTTGCCTCATGAAACCTGCGATCACATTGATGGAGATCCTTTAAACAATTCTTTAGATAACTTGCAGATGCTATCCAGATCGGATAACGTACGCAAGCACGCAGCTCTTTCACCTGCAGAGCTGGGGACTTTCACTTGTCCTATTTGTTTGTGTTCATTTACCAAACGAATGCATAGCACTAGGCACAATCGAAAGCAAGGAAAACGTGGACCTTATTGTTCACGTTCATGCGCAGGTAAAGCTGGCCGACTAGCCCAATAGGAAGCAGGCAAGTGACTTAAAATCACTCCAGTCCCGGTTCGAATCCGGGGTCGGCTACCAACTCAACACTCAACACTCAACACAACATCATGCAACTCTTTGCAGCCTTCAAGCATCTCATCCCTGAATTCCACGCTTACTCTGATGAAGAGCAGCGTTACAACCTTGGAGCAACCTGGACAGCGGCTGACGGCCTTAAGGACTATTACAACCTCGAACTACGGTACGTTCATAACTCAGAGCGTCTTGCCCTCAACGGCGATCCCCAGCCTGATGGCAGCTGGAAATATGTGGAACCCTCCGGCCGTGTCCATACCATGTCGGCAGAGCGAGCCAAGATGTTCATGGAACAAACCCATGCCCATGCCACTATCATGTGCGGCATGCTGGATCGCCTCAAAGAATCAGGATTGATGGACCAGGTGGTAGACACCAACGCCCAACCTGCCTAAGATCACAGCGGAATGTTCGGCCCCTGCGCAAGCGGGGGTCTTTTCTTCATGATCTCCAAATCAATTATCTATCACGATGTAACCGAACTCATTGCTGATTGCATACCAGACAAAGCATGGCCTGCAGTACGTCATGAAATCATTCAGCAAATGCTAGACAACATGCCGTCAGATGTCATGATTCAATTGACTGGAAGACCTGATGCATTTGATACTGCTGAGCAATTGCTCCAACAGTTTTATATGAATGAACCAGGTCACAAACTGATACAAGATTCATTTGATCTTGTTGGCAAAGAAGAAACTGCATTCATTCTTGATTCACTGAACCTCACATCATCTGATGGCGTTTCAGAAACAGATCCTTCCTGACTGTCCACAATGTAATCAACCTGGATTACGTGTCATCGAATCCAGGAAGACACACCACAGTACACGCCGCCGCAAGGCATGTGAGTGCTGTGACTACCGCCTCACAACGCATGAAGTATCTGCTGACTTTTACAACGAAGCACAGCAGAACTTGATCTTGGTCTCTAAGCTTTATGCGCTGCTGGGTACTGGTTCTTTGCCACAAGAAACCATGGCAATCAAATGCAATGACTGCACTCACAACCAAGGGGGTGCATGTGCATTTGATTTCCCTGAATACGACACTGCTCAATCATTCGACTGCAATCACTATGTCAACTAAACGTCAATTCACTTACACCGTTGGTGATCGCGTAGCAGAACGCCCCAAGGCTCATGGCATTTTTGCTGTTCGCAATGAAGTCAAAGAACGTATTGCTCAATACCGTACACAAAGGTATGGTCACGTTCTAAACATTGTTGAGAAACCAAATAGCCTTGGTCGCAAACAAAAGTTCTTAGTGATCCAGTGGGATCACCTGTCATCACCAACAGAACACGCTACGATGCGTATCTGTCCAGCATCAGAACTCCAGCGTCTGATGAAGGAAGTCATTGTTCCAGGGGAATGACATGGATCATCGCACAGATATGATTATGCGAGCTGTTGTAACTTCCATTGCAATCCTTGGATTTCTGCTTCTCACCTATGCAATTGTTGAGAGCAATTCTGAACCTGTAGAAAAGTTTAAAGTTGTAGATAAATACAAGAATTGCAACGTAGTCAGATACACTGATCCCAGTAATCAATGGCACTACCTACTGCACTGCGGTCTATGAACGTTCAACTCATTTGGTCTACACCCAATGCAGAAGAAATGATTACGAGAATGGCGCGTGTTTCAGCACCCAGCAATCAAGACAACATGGATACTGCACCACGCCTACTTAGGTATCTGATCAATAACAAACATTGGTCACCGTTTGAGATGGCAAACATGTGCGTTGAGATTGAAACAACACGTGCAATCTCACCTCAAATCTTGCGTCATCGTTCCTTCTCGTTCCAGGAATTCAGCCAGCGCTATGCAGATACCACTGAGCTTGGCTCTGCTGTAATACCGCATTTGCGTCGGCAAGATTACAAGAACAGACAGAACAGTATTGATGACCTATCAGCAGAAGACATTGCTTCTTATTACAGACGCATCAGTGCGTTGTATGAAGATGCTGAACATCTCTATCGCGAGATGCTAAGCAACGGCGTGGCAAAGGAATGTGCTCGTTCCATTCTGCCACTTTCGACACAGACACGTCTTTTTATGAATGGCACAATCAGGTCATGGATCCACTACCTTGATCTCAGAACTGACAATGGAACTCAACTCGAACACAGACAAATTGCAGGAGAAATCAAACGAATCTTCTGCAAACAATTCCCCATCATCGGAGAAGCAGCCTTCTCCGAAGAATGACACACCATGGCTTGATTGTATGGATGGGTTTAAATACAGTGAACCCTCTGATTCAGTTAAAGAACCAGAGGATGACGTAGACAACTGGCGATCAGAAGGTCGCGGTTGTTTGTTTTTCTAATTGTTTGACGGCATGCTTGGATTCCACATCCTTGCGTGCCGCTTTCTTTTTTTTATCTACCAGGTAAATGATTAATGCTTTGTTCATTTGATTTGACCTCCGGTGACATATGGAAAGTAGCAGATGTTACGGTACGTCAGGCAGAGCCAGGGGCGGTGGGCTAAGTTCCACCAGGCCCTGTCTGCCTTGGCCTGATCCTCCTGTTCGTACTTGACACCACGGTATGTAAGCGTCATTATTCTGTAGCGGTTTATACGGAAAGTATATGACCGTTGCTGTATATGATGTCGTTCACCACGTAACACAACCATGATTTCAATTTCTAAAACTTGCACAGAATTCCGTAAAGCCTTGGGCTTTAAGGGAAGACTCATGTTATTTGTCCTTGGTTTTGTAGGTCTTCTCTTCCCTGGTTGGGTAGCCTATGTTGTCATCGCTGGTCTAGCCAAGTGCACCAAGGATCAAGACATGTTTAAGTTCTTAGTACAATTTGCTGATTGAACCATGACTGAAGAACAGCTTGATGCTTTACGTCATCTAATCCAACAAGAGATTAACTGTGCCCAAATTGATGGCATGGAACATGGTGTCTGGGGCTGGGCAGAAAAACAACTAGATGAAGGATGGCAAGACTTGAAAGATAGTTTTAAATCCACCTAAGTTCTACACACTACGAGGTTCACCAATGACTCAACGACACCCAATCACTCCGCCGCCTGAGCTTGTACAGCAGTGGCTTGGCACCTACTTCGGTGCCACCGTTACTGGTGAAGTAAGCGATGTTGAGCTTGCTCTTGCCACCCAATCCGCCCGCTGGGGCGCTGATCAGGAGCTGGAGGCGTGCTGTGAGTTGCTGAACTGTGAACTTGGCACTGGCTGGGGGCATGGAACCAAACTCCGCGCCGCCCGCCGCCCCAAGCCGCCGAGCTTGAAGGAGCAGGCGCTAGGTGCCCTCTATGCCATAGCCACAGGCGCTGATGACACTAGAGAGTTTCACCAAGACCTTGAAACCATTAAGCAAGCTCTTGAATCCCTGCCCGATTAGTCAACATCACTACAAGGTTCAACAATGACTCAAAAACAATCACCTACACAGGCAGAGCCAACAGACAAAGAGCTGGCAGAGCTGTACCGCAAATCCTATTACGAATGCGAAGACAGACAAGGTGATGCGGCGCAAGTATTTGCGCTACGTGCTGTTCTCGCCCGCTGGGGCAACCATCCGGAATCTCCAGGTAGTTCAACGCCGCAGCCCATCCCAGTGAGTGAGCGCCTGCCAAGACCGGAGGATTGGGATGAAGAAGGGAGGTGTTGGGGTTTTCACCAGTACAACCCGGAAGACGACGACATTTGGGAATCTTGGTATTTAGTACCAACTCAACACCTGTTGCCTTCTGTCCAATGGCTGGGCTTTTCCCACTGGCTCCCCGCCAACGCTTTGCCCCAGCCCTCTTAGTCCGATCAACTAATGAAACTTGAAATCAAGCTCACCGATGAGCGCTACAAGCATACAAGCATTGATGAGCCCGCTGAAATGACCACCACTTGGGAAGCCGAGATGGATGACTGCTCAGTTCACGCTTGGTTCAAAGTGTTTGAGAGCGTGCTCGGTGCTGCTGGCATGACCGAAAAGCTGATCATGCGCGGCGCTTGCCAGCTCGCCTTTAACGAGTGCCGCGACTTTGAGGAGATGAAGAAGCTGAGCAGCGACTACGACCTTGACTTCAGCGACAACGCTGCTCCCCAGTAGTCAGACCCACTACTTATGAAAGGATTTAGTTCAACACAAAAACACACACGTTCATCTAGTTATTGGGTGGCAGCGTATGTTAAAGATAATGACGATGAACCAATCAACATTCACAAAAAGATCTTGATCTATAAACAAGGTCAAGACAAAGAAGCATTGATGACAAACTATTGTAACTCCATCATGAAGATCAACAGAAACATATGGGAGATCCTGGTGCACCAGGGACCATCTGAGATCCCAGACTCGGGTGATCAGATTGTGATTCGTTTATCCCGTGAACCATTCAAGGGCTCTCACATCCTGAAGTAATAGTCCCGAACGGGAAGATGGACCTGAGCACGTCCTTAAACTACTCATTAGTTTTATTTATCATTCAATTCATCACAATCATGAAACTCCTCAAGTTCTCCAGTGGTAATGCCAAGCTGCGTAATCGTTTGATCTTCAGCCTGCCAGCTGGTTATTCGTGTCCACATGCTGGTGTCTGCAAGACCATGGCTGATCGGGTCACTGGTGAGATCCGTGACCTGCCTCAGCTTACAGGCACACAAGCAGATGACTACCGCTGCTTTGCTGCTATGGCAGAGACCAGGCCCAACGTACGTGATGCTCGTTGGCACAACTGGGATCTGCTGCGTGAAACTATCCACATGAACGGCAATCAAGTCACACTTCTCCGTGACCTGATCGATATGTCCCTCTTGATGCACGCACCAAAACCTTTGGTACGCATCCATGAGTCAGGTGACTTTTGGACTGAGAACTACATGAGGGCTTGGATGATGGTTGCCAGGGAACGGCCCAACCAAAAGTTCTACGCATTTACAAAATCATTAGGCATGTGGATTAATCTGCGTGAGCAGATCCCATCCAACTTCTATCTCACCGCATCCTTCGGTGGGACACTTGATTACCTCATTCCAAAGTATCCACACGTTTTTCAACGAGTTGCTTATGTGGTTTACACAGAAGCTGAGGCAGCAGAGCGTGGGCTGGAGATCGACCATGACGACAGCCATTGCTTAGGTGACAAACCGTTTGCACTCCTGGTCCATGGGTCCCAGAGGGCTGGGTCCGACGCAAGCAAAGCCATCTCTCAACGCAAGAAGGAAGGTGGCTTTGTGGGATACAGCACATCAAAACAAAAGACAACTTGAAGGACCTTGACGGGAATGAAAGATCGGATAGTATCTGTCCGTCTTTCATTCCTTTATGTCTTACGTCATTGCTGCCTGGAAGGATGGTCGTCCATTCGCCATCACTGCCTGTCAAACTTCTAATCAATTCCATTTAATTCCGTTAGATTCAGAAGTAGCTCTGAACAAGATCTTCTCCCACCCATACCGGGCTGGTGCTCAGCAGATCTTGACGTGGATTAACAAAAATGACAGCAGCCTTGCCAGTGAAAACCTCCAGGTTCGAGATGAAGCCCAGTTCAGAAAATGAAAGGTGGTACGTTTTCGATTTGGAAACGAATGGGTTGTATGACCAAGCCACCGTGGTTCACTGTGCTGTCCTCTATGACATCAACAGCAACAGCATTTTGTCTTTTGGTCCTGACGACATTGACTCTGCTCTTGAGCATTTGCGTAACGCTGATGTTCTTATTGGCCACAACATCTGCTTTTACGATGTACCCGTCCTAAAGAAACTGTATCCAACATTTGAAACAAAAGCTCGCATCGTTGACACGCTCATCTGTTCACGTTTGATCTGGCCCAAGGAGGTTCTCTATGAGCTTGACATTGAACAATATCCGCAGGTTCCAAAGGCAAACCGTGGATCCCCATCGCTTAAGGCCTGGGGATGGCGCTTGGCCAGCCACAAGCTTGACTTCAAGGACTTCACGGAATACTCGCAAGAGATGCTTGACTACTGCATCCAAGACGTGGTGGTTACCTTCAATCTCTGGCAACTTATTGTTGCGCAAAACTATGCAGAGTCCTCCCTTCTGCTGGAGCACAACTTTGCTTTGGCGATTAACAAACAAATTCGATCAGGTGTTCCTTTCGATTTGGATGCTGCTCTTGATCTGGTGGATAGCCTCCGAGCAAAGGAAACACAACTTGAATCACATCTAAAACAAATCTTTCCACCTATCAAACATGAATCAACATTTGTTCCTAAGGTAAATAACAAGAACCGTGGTTATGTCAAAGGACAACCTTTCACTAAGGTCAGCTACGAAGAGTTCAATCCTGGATCTCGTCAGCAGATTGCTGATCGACTCCGCAAAAAATACGGATGGATTTCAGAGAAAACAACTGAGAAAGGAAATCCAGTTCTTGATGACGAAGTATTAGAGAAGCTTCCGTATCCAGAAGCCAAAGCATTAGCAGAATATATGTTGGTCAAGAAACGCCTTGGTCAAATTGCTGATGGTAACAATGCTTGGATCAAGCTCTTCAACAATGACACTGGTCGTATCCACGGCGACCTTATTACTAACGGTTGCATTACTGGGCGCTGTGCACACCGCAATCCAAATATGGGTCAAGTGCCAGCGGGTTACTCCCCTTATGGAAAGGAATGTCGAAGTCTGTTCATTCCTCCTGACGGCTGGGATCTCATTGGTATTGACGCTAAAGCACTTGAGTTACGTTGCCTTGCTGGATACCTTGCCGTCTGGGATGGTGGTGAATACGCAAAGCTGGTAACGGATGAATCCGTTGACATCCATACCTACAACCAAAAACAATTTGGGGTAGAGACCAGGGACATTTCTAAGCGTCTGCTATACGGAATGTTATACGGGTGTGGATCTGTAAAAGCTGGTTCGATCATTGATCCAAACCTTAAGGATGAAGATGAACTACGTATGCTTGGTCGTAATGCCATCGATGGTTTTATGCGTGGTGTCCCAGCATTGAAAGCTCTTAAGTTAGAGATCGATAAGACCATTGGCCTGCGTGGTTACTTGATTGGTCTGGATCGTCGTCAGTTGTATTGCCGTTCTGCATTCAAAGGATTAAATGTATTGTTGCAATCAGCTGGTGCAATCTTAATGAAGCAAGTTGTTATCAACATCCAGAACAATATCAAAACAAACCTTGGCCTGGAATACGATCACGACTGGCAGCAACTGTTGATGGTGCATGATGAAGTCCAACTAGCATGCAAGCCTCAACACACAGAAGCCATCAGGGAGCAGGCCATGCTTGCCTTCCCGCAGGCACAGGAATTCTTTGGTTTCCGCTGCAGTATTGAAGGTGATTCCAGGGTAGGATCTGACTGGTCGCAGACCCATTAATCATGGTATCCAAACGTAAGCCAACTCTTAAACAACTATTTAAAGAATGGATTTGCTATGAAAAAAAGAAAAGTGAGCTTACAAAACTTAAATGGAACTTAGATGCCCTTGGTAATCAGGTTGCGTCAGGTACTGAATTAATTGTTTATGAGGATGATGTGTATCGAATTACTAAGACAAATTATTCAAGATACGGAATGAACTATAGCGTTGAACGTATTGCTAGCGCTGAAGAACTTCCTGAGAAATAAATGGATTACCTTGACATCACCAAAATAGAGCAGTGCCCAGTCTGCGAAGTCAGCTGGATTCATTCCTATATTCCTCAAGAATCTATTGACAAAGGTTATTATTCACCAGAGTCAAAATTCTTTAGCCGTGTTATTGGTGTGGAGTATCTGGGCACTGACCGTATTAATCATTATCAGTGTCCTGATTGTGGTCAATGTTGGAATAGAAAAGGTGAGATGATTGAAGTTAAACATAAACCAGTTGATCTCTCGTCCTTGAGGTAAGACGTTAAACTGCCTCTCACACAACCTTCTGGCATCACATGAACCAAGCTTTTGTCTGTGCTCAAACCACAGAAGAACCCCGTGAGGTTTCTATCTCTGCAACCTCGTACGCCCTGCGTTGCAACATCCTTCTACCACCTGTTGGTAATAAGGCACCTACTCCAATTGAACTCAACGTCTACGGCAAGAACTCTGAGCGATTTGCACGCACTGCAAAGAACTCATTGATCTATATCCATGGCGCCAAGTTGCGTTATGACTTGGAGTCACGCACCCATTCACTTCATGGTGGTGTGATTACCACGGTCACAGAATCCTTTCCGATTTTGAACACAATCATCCTCAGTGGTCGTTGTGTTAAAGACATTCAACAGGATGATACGCGTGCCTTTAAGACAACAGCAGAAGGCCTGATGATTTGCAATCAGACGCTCTCTGTTAATACAGGGCGTAACCAAGCAGATCTCTTTAACTTTTACGCAATCAACTCCCATCAAGACAAGCTGAATAATGCTCAGCTTTTGGTAGACTTCACTCGCAAGGGCACAGGCCTGACGATCAATGGTCGTCTGGTTACTGATGCCTGGCAAGATAAGGAAACCAATCAGCGCCGCAGCATCACCAAGATTCAACTGGTTTCCATGACCTTGGCACCAAAAGCATCGGGTGATACAGCAGCTCAGCCGATCAAGGCACAGACTGTGGTCGCTAATGCAGATAACGTCACTCCACTCTGGGGTGGACGCACCGCTGAAGAACCAACAGATCCCTGGAACGCAGCATCGGGTGGTGGACTGCCAGATCTGCCTGGGCAATACGGCAATGCACCTGACCTTGAAGAGGTTCCTTTCTGATGTCAACACCAACTCACGATCAATTCACTTTTCTTTACGAAGACGAAGGCAAAAAAGTTTTGTGCGAATTCCAGGCGGTCTTCACTGAAGAAGTCGTCCGGGAATTTGCAGACTTTGTACGGGGCTGTGGGCATCATGACGACAATGTTTTTGGTGCCATGGCTCAGTTAGCTGCAGACTACTTTGAGTGTAAAGAGAATCCTGTCCTTCCAATTGCTAAGGACAATGAGGATCTAGACTGAGCCTCCGTCCTGGGATGACGTTAAACTCATCCACTCCTGACTACGAACAAACCATGACTACCTCCATGACCACCAAGAAAACTGCTGCGCTTGCAACACGTGGACTCGACTCCTTCCGGATGTTTCAGTCCAAAGAATTTGTATCTGGCTACCAGAACCTCGTCACAATTCAACCTCTCAACAAATCAAAAGTACGCGGATGGTTCATCCGTAAATCCGATCTTGATACCTGCGGTTGGCTTGCAACTGAAGATCAGTTTGCTAAAGGCTCAGTCATCTGGGATTACAAGCAAACGTTTGGCATGGCACCCAACACCTCCGTTGAAGAGGGCTTGAACTTTACTGAGCCACGCATTCAAATCCTGTTGCGTTCTCCTCTGATGGTTGAAGAAACCACAGGAATGCGTCAAACGATTGGTACCTTTGAGCACCCAGAGGTTAAGGAATTGTTTGATGCCGACAAGATTGCAGCCGACCTTGCCAACAGCAAGGGCGAGATGTACAAGCGTAAGTACAGCGTACGCACCAAATACCTCATCTACATTGTGACTGAGGACAACAAGCGTGCCCATAAGATCCCAATGGTCCTTACCCTCAAGGGTCTAAACGGTACCGATGTATCCGATAAGGTCAAGCTGTACGAGAAAGAAATGTCCAAGTGCCTGAGCAAGGCGCTGGATTCTGAAGTGCCCCTTGCCTTTAATGAAAAGTTCTACGCCACTACCGTATTTGCTCCGGTACTTGCCAATGAGATGCGTGGAGCCAACAACGTTGAGATCTGCGCAATTGAATCTTTTGACATCCCTGATTACAGCGATCAAGACGCCGCCGTCGAATCGCTGAGCCGCATGTCAATTCCTGATGAAGATCGTGAATCAACCTGGAAGTTCCAGGAGATGTTTGGTGATTACATCAATCAACATGCACGTCAAGATGCAGAGAAGTTGGGTGGTGCCTATGGCATCAAGCAAGGTGTCGAGATTCTGCCTGTGTCCCGTACCACGGATACAGTTGATGTGAAGGCTCTGCCCTCTCGTGATCCAATGACTGGAGAAGACAGCTCACTTTGAGTTGACATCTGGGTTAGCCAATCCGTCAGGTTCAACTGAAACATTGTTGAAAATGAACATGTCTTGGACTAACCCACGAATTACACCTTGACGTTGCGTAGCGATCCTTGCTAAAAGGGTCGCTATTTCCTTTAACGTATTAACCGAATCACAATCTTGAATTGATCGTTTGACTTTTTCTTCCCAGAACTTGTCATCAAGCGTTGGTTCGATTTGAAATTTGGTTAAAGGTACGTATTTAATTTCGTCCATTTTGTATTAATTTGTTGCAACAATTCTACTTACCTAATCAACTACCACGCAAACTTTCCATTTGTGTTAAGGATTCCTAACATGAAACCTGAAGAAACGTCAGCGATTAAAACAGCTGGTGCAACATTTGCAGCTAGTGCAGTAGTTGCTTCTATCATTGGAAACCCCGTGTGCTGGGCCGCTGTTCTCTACGGCACCTACCGCATGGGCAAGGCTGCGTACAAACACGCCAAAGCCAATGCTAAGATCAAACCGAATCAGGAAGAAGACACGTCGTTTTGGCACGTCTGATTTCCGTTCCACTCAACCCAACTCAAACTCATGTCGATCCAGGCGCAGACCGAACTCCATTCGGCGCAAGCTCTTATTTATTCTCGCTCCAACATCCGGAGGGCGTATCCGGAATTTGATGACACCGCAATTGCTGGGATTTATTTGCGAGGCGACAATTGCATTGTGGTGCGTCATGATGGTAGCGAGCAAAGCTACGACCGGACACTAATCAAAGCTCGGTTCCAGACTTACACCAATCGTCTCAAAGATTTCTTTTCTTACCTTGGTCCCAATTACCGTGGCCCTAGTGTATGGCATAACAATGCTTACATTCTTTTTAAGGGCTGGCACTACACGCACGCACTCGGACATCTGACCTCCAATGCAAAACTACAAGCTCACTGGGCAGACAAATTTATACACGTATCAGACCCCGCTAAAATCACAGCGCTCCTTCAGTCTGACCAAACGGACCTGGGCCATCTGGTGGCGCCAGACGGACTTCGGCTTCCGAATCGGCCGCTTGATATGGACACTGAGCTGGACGACAGCCAAGAACAACAGCCGTTGTTTGGCAAACCTAGCTGCTCGTGTGGGTCGTTTCAACGTCAGCTCAACAACCTATCTGCTTTCCAAGAAGAGATCGAGGGATTTAAACCCTGGTGCATCCATCTGACTTGGTTCAACAAGTACAGGGAACTATTGTGTAAGCGCACGGATGTCCGGAATGCCAGTCCTAGTGGTACCCCAGATAAGTGTGTGGCCTGGTGGTATGCACCGACCGCTGATCACGTCAGTGACGGACGCTTTGTTTTATTGCATACTAAGTCAGGGGCACAGGCTCCACTGACGCACTGGCGTACTTACAAACCCAAAGAAGTGTTCACACAGCATGATGCTTGGGATTTATTTTTCAATATGATGGAGGCGGGTTACACACCATTCCCTGGTACATCACTGCCACAACTCAAAGCTGCTATCAAAAAACAATGACACCTGACACAAAAGAACTGGTTGACAAAGCACTTGAGTTGCTTGATAAACCAGTTGAAGCTAAAGCAACCACTGAATTTCACACCTATCACCTTGAAATCCCTGATGATATCCACTGGATTTTGGTGGCATTGGGGGCAGGATCCAAACAACATCAAGAAGATTATGCAGAAAAAGTATTGATTGATTACGCTGTCTTGTGTTATGACCGCATGGCAGCTATGGATTCAGACAAAACTAAACAAGAAAAATGATGTTATCTAACGGCAAATACTCTTTGCACCTTGAGGTTGATGAAGACACCTACTGGGGTCTTGTTAAACTTGGTGCCGAGATTAGAACCGATTGTGAAACCTATGCAGAAAACCTACTTGGAGGACATGTTGAATCTGAACTCGATCGAAAAGCTGCAGATTGAATACATTGATGAAGAGGATGGTACCGGTACCATTCATATTGAATGGGATGACACAGATCCTGATCTTCAATGGTGGACCGACTTGGGTCCAGAAGGTCAAGAAACCTTTATAATTGATGCACTCTATGCTGCCCTTGAGTGCTATGTCGATTGACACCTACGGACTCCCGTCCGAGCAATACGAAGAGTTCTTTGAAGACAACCTACAATTTTCTGCAAAGCTCTACGTCAAGGCCTGTCAGATCCTTAGGGATAACGGTGCTGGTGCCATTGATTTCAAGACGACTCTTGATCTGTATCAAGAAGCTATCTATGGAACCAATGATGACTGTCGCAAGTACCAGAAGGTCAACAACCCTGAAGCCGTCAAGGACAACGATTTGTTTGGCCTGACCCCATCCAGGGAAGAGCTGATGGAAGAGATCCAGGCTGTCAACGTCAAGGTTGAAGCGCTGGTCGACTACATCGCACGGCTAGTCGAGACCACAACCGATGGTCTCGATCGACTAGCTGAAGCCATGGATAAAGACGCTTGACTGGCCTGGTAGACTAATATCCCACGGGGGTGTGGGCGTCCTGGTCATGACGGTAAACTGACCACTCCACTTCATCTCAACTCATGTTTGAATCCTTGTTTGCTGCTGTACTTCCAGTTGTTAAAGATCTTCTTTGGGCCGCCGCAGGCATGGCCCTTACCTACTTGCTCAACAAAATCCAAACTCAATTCAACACCATTTGATCATGGCTCACATCACTCAGACTAAACTTGAAGATCTAAATATCATCAAGCTATACGAGCACTATGGTGCCCTGGAACGCTCTCTTCCTCTCCTTACTCCTGAGTCCCAGGAACTGGCAAAGGCCGAGCTGGAATGTTGCGCCAACCTACGGTCTGAAAAGATTGATCGTGTCCATTACGCGATGGCTGCCCATGAAGATGCTCTGGAGCGAATTAAGAAAGAAGGAGATCTGATCGCCCAGGCCAAGCGTCACCATGAGTCGCAACTAAATCAACTCAAGAACTTGCTAGGTTGGCTACGGCGTGCATTGCCGCTGGACTGCAACAGAATTCAAGGCAGGAACTATGAGTTTGTCCTTTCCAAGAAGAAGGACCTCACGGTCGAGATCACATCGGATCCGGAGTTTTGGCACACTGACGAAAGAAAAAAGTACTGCATCCAGCAGGAAGTCACCACAACCAAAAGAATCGTGGTACGTTCAATGTCAGGAGAAGTTCTATCCGATAGAACAGAACCCAAAACAAAAACAGAAACCCTCCCAAACCTTGATGCAATCCGCAACGCTTACCAAAACGGTGAACACCTACCGACTGGAGTCAAAGTCGAGCAACAATATGCAATCCGAAAAAATCGCCTCTTCTCTACCAAGTGGATGGAAGCACAAGCACCCGAATATTTCGGAGAGCTTCTACCGGAACCTGACTCCGCCGACTGACTTGGAAGATGCACACATCATGATGTGCTGCCATCAACAATCCGTTGATGACTTCCAGATGCAGATCGATATGCTGGATATTGAAATCAGCATGCTCTGTGAAGAGGGGCGTGAAGTTCCCGCCTATCAAGAAGCCAAGCTTGATGAGCTAGAAGAACGTAAACTCAAACTGCTTTCGGGTAAACGGTTTCATCAGAATGCACGCCATGCCTATTGGTATGTCACTGCACGTGGTGATAAAAACAACTGAAGTAAAATAACCTAACAGTGCAGTTGGGGTTCCATGGCAAATGAAGAGCTGATCAGTAAATTACTGCAGAGCTTCACGGCAGATGGGACCCCACTTCCTGCGTTAATCGGTAATAAGTTGGAATGGTCGGTCACAATCTTGACCGCTGCCATGCTTTCCAATGAAAACCTGGCATCATCAATGGATGCAGAAGAGATGGTTGATGCTGCAATCAACTACTCCAATCTGATCCAAGAACGTCTTGGTTATTACGAAAGCGTCAAGGTCCATTCTTTAGAACGACTTCTCGGTACTTGATAAAAGTTACTGCTACAGTATTTGAGTCTTCTTTGGATTAAATGGAACCTGTTGTTGTGCCAAGGTTGACCGTATCCTTTGCGGTTGACATTGACGTTGAATATAATTCCTTCGGTGGTAAAACTGCCGATGAAATTGCAGACGCTCTACAAGATGATCTTGATGATCTGTTATTTGAGTTGAGCCCTTACGTCAAAGGCGTCTATACTTCTACAACAGCCGTTAACTTCAATGACTGACAACCTCGAAAAGAAGCTCCGCACTGCCGGTGCCTTTGATACGCCTTGGCTGAAAGAGCAGCTCCGTAATTGGAACACCAAAGCCGAGCAAAAGAAAGCAGACTTTATGGAGCACATGTATCAGTGCTCTGGTCGTAGCAACGGTTTGTACACCGGCCTGTGGCAAGACTTCTGCCTGACAGAAGCTGGTCCTTACTGCCGTGATGAATACTTCCGTCGCGTTGAATTTGTCAAAGATTTAGAAGCCGGTAAGTTTGCAGGACAAGAAGTTATTCTTTCTTGACAACGTAACTGAAGCTACAACTTAGAATAGGGGAGTGCTTCATTATTAAAGCATTCCCTTTTTTATGGATGAGCGATCTCCTATCGCTGCTCTTAGGCAGCTTGATATCAATTACATCCTTTATGTAACAGAAAGAAATAACCCCAAATGTAAACAACCGGTGTCAGATGATTGGTTGCAGGGCTATCATCAAGCTGTAAAGGATCTTGCTTCTTACCTTGGCACAAACCACGCAACCTGATACGCTTAACCAGGTTTATTCAGAAGCCTTTGAAGAGTTCAATAAAAAATTACGTGCACCTGATGGGCTAACGGCTAAAGACCGTAGAGAATCCACCAAAGAAAAATCAGACTACATCAAACAAAACTTCAAACCAGAGGCTGATGTGCTTAAAGCCCCAGACAACAAATGGTCGGACTTTTTTCAGGAGTCCAAGAGCAAAGCAAAAGAACGCCTGCGTGAACACCTAGGCGATACCGTTAGCGAATTTGTTGACACCAACGTCTTGACTGGCAATGAATTTTTTGAGGTATTGCTTGAAGTGGTCTATGACAACTGGCAATACTACCAAAAAAATGCAAACGAAAATCAAGCTTTACTCAAGCTTTTGCAGAATGTAAATAACGATTAATTACATTTGATGCGTATTTGCAGTGGCCGTAAGGTCACTGCTTTTTTATGTCAAACATACTGAACCTAAAATAAAATCACGTAGCTAAAGACTAATGCCTAACTATAGAGATCCAACGGACGAGAACTTATACCCCGTACATAAAGTTCAGACTTGTAGTGGGCGTCCATTAGAAGTAATTACTGCAAGTGGAAATAATGTTTACGTCCAGCCAGCTGGCATGGCAGGCGATGCTTTTGGACGTACTCGCGTATCAGCGCCTTTAACTTTATTTGATTCAAGCCATCGTTATAACGACAATGGTTTGTGGTCGACATCCAGTGGCACAGGGGCAACTTATGCATTTAATGCAAACGAAGGCCTTGTTGATCTCAATGTAACCACTGCATCTGGATCTGAAATCATCCGGGAAACAACTAAGGTTTGTTCATATCAACCAGGGAAATCCCTGTTGTTTATGTCAACCTTTGTCATGAATCCTGCAAAGGCAAACCTACGACAGCGAGTTGGTTACTACGGTGCTGCCAATGGCATGTACCTGGAAGTCAGTGGTACTACAGGACCAGCCCTGGTCGAACGTAGCTCAGTAAGCGGAAGCGTTAATGAGACACGGGTGCTACAAGCCAACTGGAATATTGACAAACTGGATGGCAACGGACCATCTGATTTTACCCTTGATATCAGCAAGGCGCAAATCCTTTGGTTTGATATTGAATGGCTTGGTCTTGGTACTGTGCGTGCAGGGTTTGTAATCAATGGTTCATTTATTCACTGCCATTCATTCCATCACGCCAACTTAATTACATCCACCTATATAACAACGGCATCGTTGCCGTTGCGTTATGAAATTACCAATGTAGGTACTACGGCAAGCAGTAGTACCTTAAAGCAAGTCTGCTCAACCGTACTGTCGGAAGGCGGCTATGAACTGCGTGGTGCACAGTCTGCAATCGGAACTCCAGTTGCCTCTCCGCGTGATTTGACAAACGCTTCTACTGAGTATCCTGTCATCTCTATCCGCCTTAAATCAACCCGTCTTGACGCAATTGTCATCTTGACTGCGTTGTCAATTATGGGTATCACCAATAACGCAAACTACAACTGGAAAGTGATTGTTGGTGGTACAACCTCAGCTGGTTCATGGGATACCACGGGAACTAATTCATCCGTTGAATACAACATCACTGGTACATCCTTTACGATTGGTACAGGACGCATCCTGGCCAGTGGTTTTGCCACCGGTTCCAACCAAGGGTCGACTGTTATTGACATCTTGAAAGAAGCATTGTTTTCATTCCAGCTAGAGCGTAATGGTCTGACTGGTACGCCCATAGAATTAACTTTGGCGTGCAGTACTGCACAAGCTGGTTCTGACATCCTTGCCTCTATGGACTGGGAAGAGATCAGTCGTTAGCATGAAATTGTGTAATTAGTTCCCGTTACAATAGAATTACTGCTAAAAAATTATGTATACTCCTGGTCCTCAAACGGTTCCTATCCCACAAACCCCTGGACCTGAAGCGTTGCCTGAACCCCAGGCTAAGCCAAAAGGTCCGGCGCGTTCAAAGAATGGTGATGTTGGGGCCTTCATCCAGCAGTGCATCTCCCTCTGCTCCTACCTCAAGGAACTTCAGACACAATCCCATCTGATTCACTTGAACTACGAGGGGCCGAACTTCCTCGGGGTGCATGCCTTCCTTGGAGATCAGTACGAAGCTCATCTGACTCAATTCGATACGTTGGCTGAATTCATCAGGTCGATGGATTACCTGATGCCAATGTGCGCCAGGGGTTTGGCTGATGCCGGCCCTGGTATCCAACACGTTACCAGCTACAAGGGAACCGATCAACTCACCACGTACTACAAGAACCTGGAGGAGCTGGGCATGAAGACCAAAAAGCTGGAGCCCATTGCCGCCAAGGTGGGTGCCATTGATATCCAGAACTACATGGCTGACCTCTGTGGTCAAGCCTTTAAGGCCGCTTGGTTCGTTAAGGCTACGTTGCGGAATGGTTGATGGAATTTTTTAATGAAGAATCACTAGCCAATCTTCCTGTTGATTACGGTGATATTGCAATGACGCGTGGACAAGCGCGTCAAATCATTGATCGGTTTGCCCAGGAAGCTGTTAAGAAAAACATCACGCCAGATGCTTTGTATGATGGTCTTTATTACTTAGGACAAGTTGGACAAAGTCCTGACTTTTCTCGTAGCATGATTCGCAACACGTTAAAGAGTCCTATGGGATCTTTAGTTGTGGAAAATCCTGGGCTTGCATCTCAAGTTGTTGGTCAATTTGGGGGGATGCTTCAAGCCGGTGGTGTTAATCCAGCCTTAGCTGGTAAACATATGGGATTAATTGGAAGCCTTTTACAAGAAGCAAAAAAAGATAATCTACTCCGTTCAAACGTAACAACTGAAGAGGTTCGTAAAGAAATTCAACAACCTATGCACGGTGCCTTGCAAGACTGGTTAAAAGCAAATCAAAAAAACTCTGCAGTTGCTGATGTTTTATTAAAGTCTCGTTTCGGTGCTGCAAACATCGGTGCAGCAGCAGCAACTAAGTTTGACCTACCACGTCTTGCTGTTGATTTTTAATTAAGGAGTAAATAAATGGCTGGCTTTGAAACACGTGCAATTTGGGGTTCTGATCCGGGACTCGTATCAGATCGTTTCCGCTACACAGGTGTAAGTGTTCCGCTTCTTGATGAAGAAGCAATTAAACGTATCCAAGAAGGTGCCAAGGAGTTGGAAAAAACACCTTTTGCGCCTGCGGAAGATTACCCTGCAATTTCGGAACTCCAGTCACGCGGTCAAGTAGGACTGCCTAGCCCTTCTGAAATTATTGCAATACAAGATATTAACCGTCTCAAAGCGTTTGAAGATGTAATAAACCAACGACAACAACCTGTAGTTCCTTCTTCTCTTAATACAAACCAGCTAAACCTCGAGGGAACTAATCCATTTGAACCTGGGCGTCAGGCAGCGGAGAAAGAATGGAAACGGCGCATTGATGCAGGTGAACCAGAAGGATCTGTTTTTGATCGCTTAATGAGCGTTCGCGATAAAGCCATAGAGTGGGACGCAATGAAACAAGGCGCTCTTCAACCAGGGCGTATTGCAGGAATTAAACCAGAACCCAGAAACCTAAATGTTTATAGCGGTTCGCAGCCAGGGAGTCCCTTTGATAACATGCGGACTTCTCAAGTAGAAGCCGCGCTTAATCAACAAAAAGCAATCTCTGCTGCAGAAAATAATCCCAATGTTTTCCAGCAACTACTAAATGAAGTCGGCAAAGAACTAAAAGGTGCTGGTTCTGGTATTAAAGAACTTGGGCGCATGGCAGCTGACGTTGTTGTGCCAAATAGAAATAAAGTTCCTGACTACATGCTCGATGTAGTAGAAACACCTGAATTTATAGAAGCAAAAAAACAACTTAAATTCTTTGGTTCGCTTCCAGGGGAATCAATTGCTCCTGGTGTTCTTTCTGAAAAACAAAGTCGCTGGCTTGTTGATAACAGACGTACTCCTGTTGTTGGTGGTGGTGCTTTTGGCGCTGTAATGGTGCCTGAACGCAGCGGAAAGGCATTTAAAGTACAAGAAGGTCAAAGCAAACGATTCCTAGAAAATGAAATTGAAATGGCTTTGCGGACGGCGGAGCTTGGCCTTGGCCCTCAGGTTCATGCCGCTACTCTTCAGCCAACAGGTAAACCACTTTCTCACTTAGGCAGTTCTGATCCCGAAGGAGAGGCTTATCGTGCAATCGTGCGGACAGAAGCTGTACCTCATCGCAAATTCAAAGATCTATCTCCCGAAGAACAGCAGTTTTTAGAGCTGGAAAAATTTAAATTAAACGAAGGTTTATATCGAGGTGGTGTTGAAAATAGGGACAGTCACTTTGAAAACATTTTATTAAATGATGCAACTAAAAAAGCAGTACAAGTAGACTCGGGCTTGGCTCGTGAGTATGACGCATTTAATGAAGAGCATCTGCAAAATCGTCTTAGAAATATTGTCTACGGTTTAGAAACCGTAGGTCTTAAAGAAGTTGCACGTGATACCAGTGAACTTGGTAATGCTTTAATTGATGAAGCCTGGAAAACAAAAACTCCTGAGTTATACGCTGAAGTAGAAAACTTCTTCAACAGAAGTGGAAATATCTTAATGAGTCAATCCAGGCCTCTTGCAAAAGCTGTGCCTCCCGCAATTAAAGGAACCAATAAAATCCCTATGTTAAAAACAGGAACAGCTGCTATTGGTGTAGATGCTCTTCTTGGTTATGCTCTTGGGCAACCCAAAGAACAGGCGGTAGTTGATGCTGTTACCGCACCAATTAGCGCTGATGCAATTGGCGGAATACCATTAGCTTCCATTGAACGCCTTGGTCCCAGGGGGGAATTTGTTGATACGCGCACAAATACAGTCCTCAATCCACAAGGTCGTTACACCAACACTGGTATTGCAATTAAAGGCGGTAAACCAATCATTGTTCCCCGTGGTTCCGTTGCAGGTGAAGGCAATATCCTGACGCAAGGCGCTGGGGTTCTTCGTAATGCAGCCAATGTCTGGAAGCAACGTTTAGGTGCATTGGGTATCTTTGGACGTTAACTAACCCAGTGCTCAAGCCTGTGGCAGTTGCAGCAAAGCGGGATGCATTTCTCGATCTCTTGCTCGACCCTGCTCCAGGCGTAGCCATGATTCACCATGCTTGAGATGTTGTTATCCTTATCACCTACGTGGTGGAACTCAAGGACACGGTGATCATCCAACCCACACTGCTTGCACTCCAAAGTCTTCTTGTACTCCAGAAGCTTTTGTCGGTTTTTATCGATACGTTTTTTGGCATCAACCCAAGCCACGTATAGTTTTTTGTCAGACGTACATATAATTTATCAGTATTCTTGATAAACGCAATTTATTAGGATTCTCGATAATCGGAGATGCAGGATTTGAACCTGCGACCCATTGCTCCCAAAGCAATTGCGCTACCAAGCTGCGCTAATCCCCGTTAAAGGGCAAGGATGTCCGCCTACGATGAGCGACTTGGCAGCTTATGCTGAAGCTAGTTTCGCCATTTTACGATGCGGCCGAGGGGATCCTTCGTTTAATGCAACGTTCCTTGTTGCACCCTTGATAATAGATGGAGCAAGTGTGATACACCTCAAGGATGTAACAGGGACTTGCCCTCTATCTCAACCAGGGAAGGTGACCCGCAACCAACGACGGACCTCAGAACTGGCTGACTGCCCCATCGAAAAGAGAGGGGGAACGCAATTATTCTACATGCTTCACTTCGTACATGTAATGGTCTGAGGTCTCCAGCTTCCTTTTGTTTTCAACGGAGTACACTGTCATGTCAATCTCATATCCTGGGTTCTCCTTGATTCGATTGAAGGTCCAGGCATTGTCGTACCAGATGATTCGGTTATTGGGATACGCGTAGTAATTACCGCTCTCCATCTTGAAGAGGTGCGCACATTTATGCTCAGGCGTCTCTGAGAAACTAAAGTCGGTGGTACCCTTATTCTCCCATGACCAGTCAAGGGTAAACATGTAAGCCCCAAGAGCTTTCTCGCCGTTGGGTTTGATCAACTCCGCCTGCAAGCCAGCGAGGCGAGCCCGTTTCTGCACATCAATATAAGGGGAGAAACAATCCCAATACATCACATCTTCCAGCGGTTCGATGGGTGCATCAGGCTTCCAGCAGAAGGCATGCAGTGGGCGCCGTGTCCAATTCACACCGTTCTCAAGGAATGCTTCAAAGAGGGGCACACGCTTTTCAATGCTGGCAACAGAGTGCACGTCACATTTTGTTACTTCGCCGTGACCCTGCTTGTGGTTGTAGAGAAACTCATTACGGATGTAGCAAGACCAATCGGGAAGATTGTGATTCAAATACGCCACGCACAAAAAATCCCGGTTGTTATACCGGGATCATAACTTCCTTCTCGCTCAACCGCTGTAAGCACCACGTTCGTAACGTGGAAGGGGTTTCGACTATTACCCCTAGAGCGGTATTGCTCCGCTGTCAGGATATCATGACTTTGATTGTTTGTAACGCCGGGCTGCACGACCAGCTAATTTTGCTTTCTGGGTGTTCGGTACAAATTGCTTGCCCTCGCGACTAGCGGCGCGTTTCTTTTGGTCTGTCTCCGCACGTTCTTCTGGGGATAAGGAGGCCCAGGCGCTCTCTGGTAGGTATCGCTTGGTGTATCCCTTTTGAATTGCTTTATCCATTACTTTGAATCTTTGTATTTCTGCGCAGCAGACTTAGCTTGTTTCCTTTTTTCATACTCATCTTTCGTCATCCAAGATTCACGGCCCCACTTCTCTAAAGACTTTTGCTTCTCTCCTTTGCCGCCTTTGTATCCGCCACCAGCTTTTTTATACTCCTGAGCTACAAGCTGAGCCTTACGCCCGGACCATTGACCTGGTTTCCCTCCACGAGAGCCAGACATTACGCGATCTTTGATGCGTTCGCGCAACTCTGGTTTGGTATATTTATTCTCCTGAGACATCAGGATTATCTTTACGTTCTTTTAGTATTTTAGCCCACTTGCACTCCTTAGCATTTACCGCCCAGTTCGCAGGCGGATTAGGGATTAATTTTTCTAAATCCCAAAAATATTTTTGGAGGCGATCAGCCTCCGTTAAACGATGACGCTCTGGCTTAGCCAAGATCTTGGGGTGAAGGTAAGTTACCTGTCTTTGATTTAGAGCCAAAGCGCTGCATAATCTCATCCATTGATTCAATACTTTCGCAACGAACCAAAAGATCGGAGAGTGTTGCGATGGTCATCGAATGTTCCGACCGCGATGCAAACGCCAGTGCATCACGCAGATGGTGAATTGCTTGCTCCACTGATTCCTTGACTTGAGTCGAGAGAGACATCTGAGCTTCCGTTGGTTGTTTGGTCAGTATAAACGTTGTTGTCATTGGCTTGCCTCGATAGCAATAAACTTTCCAAAAGCTTGTTGTGGTTTGCGACCAGGGTTTTGCCCTCTTCTATCGCTTGGATATAGTCTGGCAGTTTTTCCATTTAGATCAAATACGGAGAACTCGAATGAACAGTGCGGTTTACTTTAATTCCCTAGGTGGGTCAAGAGAATATTGTAGAGTCCGATGCGATCATACCCACGCATGCTGAACTCATAACAGATGTTTGTGGTGTCGCAGTCCCAGGAATCTGTCCATGGGTTAATGCCTGAGAAGCGGGCGCCTTCTGCAAAAGGTTTCCCTCGATAAATACAAAAACAATTAAATGTTGCCACTACATCCAGGCGGGGTGGCATCTCATAAATTCTGGGGCCTTTGAAGATATCATCCTCAACGGAAAGGCGGGTGGCCCAGCTGTCATAAATCCAACGATGACTTTGGATGTTCATGGGATGCACGCTGTAAGGCGATGCAATGTCGTCATCGGTAAAGAAAAGCTGACTAATTTCCTCCGGATCAAAGTCAATGTCAGGTTCAATGAATAAAACTTTGTCGTACTGCTTGAGTCCAACTTCTTGTTCAGCTTTTTCCAGGCATTCATTCCGTGCCTCAGCTAAATACTTGACGCGATCCTCGGCACGCACTGAGCCAAAGTAAGGCCAGTCCTTTTTGACACACTGGATCCAGACCTTGTTAAGTTCAGCCTTTAGTTCGGGTTCGATCATCTGCAGATAATCAACACTGCCGTCGTCTGAATCGTTTTCAAAAACGGAAAGATCAAATGTGATGCCAGGGTTTTCGTCCTTGAGGCAAAGGATTTGATCCTTCCATCCAAACAGGAATGGTTCCCTGTTGCGAATAATGCTGCAAATCAGTATCCGCATCGGTCCATTACTTTCGAGAGTTCTTTGATGTCGGCTTCTTTAATGAAGTGGTTATTGCCGATGTAAAACGAATGGGTATGCATCCGCTCGCTATTGGGCAGAGGAATCAACGATTCGTAGTCCTCCATGAAGGGCTGACGTAGGAGGTTGCCCACCAGGAACGGACGGGTCTCAATGCCAATCAATTGGAGAAACTTCTTGATTTCAAACGCAATGTCGGGATCTGTGCAATGGAATGGAAGGGTCATGGCACTGTTACCGGTCGGCTCGGGCAGCGTGTCGAACCAAGGGCGACCCATCATTTCTTTTCGGAACGTCACATAGTTTTTGCTGCGTTGTTCATTCCAGCTGTCTAGCTTTTTAAGTTGGACGCGCCCCAGGACTGCCCCGGTTTCAACGTTACGGAAGTTGTATCCCTTGGTGGGAAACAGGAACGTAGGGTCAATGTCCGGATATTTCTCTTGGATTTCGGTTCGATAGGCAGGCAGCATTTCACGCGACAAACCATGAGAACGCTTGGCACGCAAGAGGTTATATAGTTTTTCGTTTTGTACGCAAATCATGCCACCTTCAATGGTGGTCATGTGATGCCCAAAGTAAAACGAGAAGGTTGAGCCGATGCCTGTATTGCCAACCTTGACACCGGTTTTGGCATCACGGGCACCATGTGATTCACAGCAGTCTTCAATAATGGCGGCATGGGGCCACAGTTCCTTAATCCTCTCCATGTCGTTGGAGATGCCAAGGACGTGTGTCAGGTAGATAACATCAGGCTGGAGTCCTTTCAGAGATAACTGATGGACTGACTCAGGCGTTGGACTATAAGTCTCGTAATCAATGTCATAAAAATACACATTGTGGTTCTGTTGGCAGAACGTCGAGATGTTTGTGGCCCAGTTAATGGCTGGGGCAAAGATAGTCAGCTGTTTTTTGGTTGGGAAATAATACTCATGTATTGCATCAAGCAGTAGGAAGTTGGCGACAGAACCGTTGGCTACATACAAGGAATACGGTGCACCCTGCCATTCACTCCACTCGTTCTCAAATTGCCGACACTCCGGGCCATTAGTAAAACGGTCGGAAGTCAAAATAAATTTTGTCAGCGCCAGGCGCTCTTTCCAACCGATGGTGTTTTTCTGGAGGGGCCAATCAAACACCGAGTAAGCCGTCATAACCAAACGTCGTTTCAATGGTTATACTTTAACCACGCAGATATGGCAAATGAAACGCGCATTAATTACCGGAATTACCGGCCAAGATGGTGCCTATTTGGCACGAAACCTGATCGATAATGGCTACAAAGTCTGCGGTGTTGTTAGAAACCACACGCAACCAAACCATCTCAACAAGCTGAAATGGGTTTTTGGTGGTGACATCCCAGGGGATGTTCAGCTGGAATACTCTGATCTGACTGATGCGCCATCTTTGACCAGGGTTGTCCAGGACTTTGTGCCTGATGAGGTCTATAACTTGGCTGCCCAAAGCCATGTTGGCGTCAGCTTTAAGTCTCCCGTCAGCACTGCTTCTGCAAATGCCATCGGTGTCATGAATGTCCTGGAGGCATGCCGGGCCGGGTCTTCTAATCCACGGTTCTACCAGGCATCAACCTCCGAGATGTTTGGGAAAGTCCAGTCGTTCCCGCAAAATGAAGAGACCGGCTTCTATCCCAGGAGTCCCTATGGTGTCGCCAAGCTCTTTGGCTACTGGCTGACGGTGAATTACCGTGAGAGCTACGACATGTTTGGTGCAAACGGAATCCTCTTCAATCATGAGAGCCCAATCCGTGGTGATAACTTTGTCACTAAGAAAATTACTAAAGGATTAGTTTCTGTTATCAGAGGTAAACTTCCTGTTCTTGAGCTGGGAAACCTGGAGGCAAAACGTGACTGGGGCCATGCCAAAGACTATGTCGATGCCATGCGTCTGATCTTGCAACAATCACAGCCCAAAGACTATGTCATTGCAAGTGGCATCCAGCACAGCGTTCGGCAATTCTGTGAAATTGCCGCTGACTACTTGGATCTTGGCTTGGAATGGCGGGGGGAAGGCGTCAATGAAACTGGGTACAGCACCAAGCTGGATAAGACGATCATCACCATCAACCCTCAGTTCTATCGTCCGGCTGAAGTTGATACTCTCCTGGGTGACTGCACCAAGGCGCATCGGGAACTTGGTTGGGAGCCTCGAATCTCCTTTGAAGACATGGTAAAAGAGATGATCACCTACGATCTAGCAACCGTCTAAAGGTCAATGCGTAGATACAGCTCGCCTTCTTGGATCAACTTTTCCTCGAAGGCAGCTGCTTCTTGCGTTTCAATATCGTTAAAGGCCACACCATTGCGGCTTCGGTGTTCAAGCCTTATAAACGACTTGAGATCAAGGCTTGGATCACAGTAATAGAAACGAGTAATGTTGCAAGACATACAGTCAAAGCTTCCCAGTTCAATTTGATGGCAATCCAAACGATTTGCAGGAGGACCCCCAGGCAGCCCCACCACCCCTCAATCGAAAGCCTAATGCGCGTCAATGGATCCAATGGGGGACTAGCTCAACGACGACTGTAATGAGCATAGACAATAAAATAGTCAAAACGATGAGCTTGAATTCCTGCATTCTTAGTTTTATATCTGCTACATTGTAACCAATATACAAAACCTGTTAATGGTTGCTAAACTGAATACATCAGATCCTTGGATTCAAGCCAAAGAAGAGCAACCGGAAGTAATGCGGTCGATTAATCGGACCGCAGCCAGGATAACACTTAACGGAAAACGTCACTACACAACTCCGTTACCCACTGGACCTGCACCGTCCGTAACCACTATCATCAGCGAGACAGCTTCCGAAGCAAACAAACGGAAGCTTGAAATGTGGTCGAAAGCAAATCCAGGTGTCAAAGAACAAGCAGCCGAGCGGGGCACTGCCATTCACTATGGTATGGAGCAGTACCTCAAAGGGAATAAAACGCCGGAAATCAAAGATGAATATGCGGACTTTTGGGCTGGCATGCCGGCGATTCTGGATCAATTCCAGGAAATCCTTTGGGCCGAGTCTCCAGTTCTGGATAAGTTTGACTTTACTATTGGTGCTGATGACGTTGCTCGCGTCTGGGGTTGTGACGGAGAAGGACGCGCTTGGGCTGGTGCTCCTGATATTATTGCTGTGGCTAACAATAAGCTGACGCTTGCTGACTTAAAAACCAGCGTCAAACCCTATAGCCGCAAGTGGCCTAAAGACCTGGAAAAAGGTTCGCCTGAATGGCGTGATCTCCTCGGGGGTCATCTTAAATTCAAAAAGACTTGCAAACAACTCGCTGCGTATGATATAGCTATTACCCAGACATTGGGAATAAAAGTTCAACAAGCAGCAATCCTAGTTTCTACACCAGTAAGAACTCAGGTTTTTAAAATATCACGCAGGTTCTTAGACTCTTTGCATGAAGATTGGTACAAAATTGTTGAAGAGTATTATGCGCAAATAGAAAATTGCAATGCGTATGACCCTGATCTAATTTAAAAAATGCAAAACAAAGTCTGTACAATTTGCAAAGAATTAAAAGATTTGTCTTGCTTTAGCAAAGCGGGCAGAAAAGACGCTTTACGTAGTAATTGTAAAACTTGTGACGCTAAAAAGTATAAAGAATGGAAAAATAAAAATAGAACAAAATATCTACGTAGTTCTAGTAATTCTGGATTAAAAATACGATATGGAATCGGGCTTGAAGAATATGAAAAACTTTTAGCGCAGCAAAACCATAGCTGTAAAATTTGTGGAACAAAAAAACCTGGCAGAAAAGATGTTAAAAGATTTGCTGTAGATCATTGCCATAAGACAAACAAAATCAGAGGCTTGCTTTGCATGGCATGCAATACTGCAATAGGACTGTTAAACGAAGACCCAAAACTTTTTGATGCTGCTCAAAACTATTTGAGAGAGCATCGAGCAGACCCTTGGTATGAAAGTACAACAGGCGGCAATCTTGGTATCGACGCCTGTTCGTACTCAAGTCTTTAAGATCTCCAGGCGATTCCTGGATTCCTTACGGGATGATTGGCTCAAGATCGTTGCCGAGTACTACACCCAAATTGAAAATTGTGGTGTTTATGACCCTGATCTCATTTGATCACTGGAAGCCGTAGTTCATGTTGCTGCCCAGTCCAATATTTGGAGTGGTGCCGAGTCCAATATTGGGTTTGGTGCCAAGGGCGGAACCGGTTTGTGCAGCAACCGACTGCGAACGCATCTGGTCCAGCATGTTCATGTAGCTGGACTGAGTACCAGTGCTGCCGCCAAGCTGAGTTGGTTTCGCTGCGCCACTGGGAGTTGGCTTGGTAGGAGCAGGACGCTTGGGCGCTGCAGTTGCACCGGTCGTTGGACGTGCTCCTGCTTTACCTTTGTTTTCTACTGCGCGACGCACTGGTTTTTCAGCCGGGCGAGCCGCTGGTTTTGGAGTACGTGCAGTAGGTGCCGCAGCTTGGCGTGGAGCTGGGGTGCCGGCTTTGGCAGTTGGGCGCTTGGCTTCTTGTTTTTTCGTAGGTGCTGGCATTGCTTTCTTGCCTGCTTTATCAACAGCACCCTTGACAGGTTCTTTGCGTGCTGCGCCGGTACGCTTCTCTTTCATGGTTATAAAACTTATAAACTAATTATATCGAAACAACGTTATGTTCAAACTTCTATTCAAAGACATCATCGATGCCGTAATCAAATGGTGGAAACGCACCTGGTTTGAAGCCAAAATTAAAGCTAAATTGGATATGATCGAGCTTGAAAACCGTATTGAATCCGAATTAGAACGAGAAGAACAAAACAAGCCAATCTACAGAGAGCATCCGATTGATCCTGTACTCCAAGCCGGTGAATCCCAAAAGCTGGGTGGAGCCATGCAATTGACAGCGCCTTGGTATAAAGATGAACAGCAACAAGATCAGCAAACTGGAGAGTCGTAAACGTCACGCTTGGGATGTGGCGTGCCAGACCGTGGTGGTCACGAGAGAAGATGTGCTGCAGGTTTATGACCGGTTAATGAAACAATTTGACACCATTGATCCGATTAATGAGTCTCATAAGACTCGCTAATTCCGGTAAAATTTAAGGACAGCGGTGCGTCAACACCCTGCCCACGGCAACCACTACCACTGGTTACATGCATAAACTAACTGATTTTAAGGTCTGTCGCAAAGGCTTGCATCAATACCCTTTAAACCTAAGGCAATGCCCTGAGTGTAGAAAAATAGCTAAAGAAAAATGGTACAAAAATAATAAAGAACTTTGTAAAACATTTAGAAAAACTTGGAACGAAAAAAATAAACAACAAAGAAACAAATTAAATCAAAAATGGAAGCAAAATAATAAAAATAAAATAAACGCAATAAATTCTAAACGTCGAGCAAACAAAAGAAAGGCTGTCCCTGCTTGGGCTGATTTAAAAGAAATATTTAAAATTTATCAAGAGGCTGTAGAGCTCACCAAAAAAACGGGTGTTAAGCATGAAGTTGATCACATATATCCGCTTCAAAATAAATATATGTGCGGTTTGCACGTACAAGAGAACTTGCAAATTTTAACAAAGAAAGAAAATCTTGCAAAAGGTAATCGAACTTGGCCTGGGCAGCTTGATTGCCAAAGAGAATAGTCTCATAAGACTCATAACTTAAGGATTGTTTTGAGAGTGCTTTGGTTTAGGCCGTCTAGGATAAGAAAACAGCGCAAAAACCACCATGAGCACCTACGTCATTGGCGTAGGCGAATGGATGCAGACCCTCTCAAGCCGCATGGAAACTGCGGTTGATGGGGATCTCTTTGTCCTTCCGTCTGCAATGCACCTTCACGCATACAACATATTGAAAGAAAGCCTTTTTTCAACTCAAGACTTTAAAGTAGAAGTTCGAATCGACAACCAGGCATGACCAATACCAACCAGCAAGCCCTCAAGCCTGGCGAAATTAAGCTTGATTACATCCCGGTTGACTGGCCCTTGACTCCCTTGGGTCCAAATAAAGATCCGTATATTGCAGGCTGGCAAAACAAACCACTTAGCCCAAAAGAAATAGAAGATGAGATTCTGAGCGGACGTTGCAAGGCAATTGGTCTGCTCGGTGGTCCCGTCTACAACCATCCCTACGGTTTTGTCTGGGTTGATGTTGACGGCCCTACCGTCTATCAACTCATCGAAGATCTCTCGGAACTTCCGTTTGAGCAGGCACTCCCCCCAACACTGACAATCCTCAGTGGAAAAGAGGGGCGTGAGCGTAAATTATACAAATTGTCACGAGATCAACACAAACAATTCGTACGAAATAAGTACACCTGGCACTCGGAGGGGCCAAAAGAAAAACTTGAGATCCTCTGGAAGCGGCACCAGGGTGTTCTCATGGGTCTGCACCCTGAAACCGAAGGGTATTTCACCGCTCCAGATCAAGGGTTTGAGTGGATCCAGCAGTTGCCTGAGTTTCCGGACTGGCTACTGAATGCCATCGTCCAGAAAAATGTCAAGCAGGGTGTTCCCGCCAAGGAAACGACACGCATCATCGGTCCTTCCTTTGCCATTAATGCTGAGATTTCCCTTGAGCGGGACATGCAGCTGGCCTTGGAAGCAATGTGGGGCATGCCACCAGAAGCAACTGATGATTACGACATCTGGATCACGGTTGGTCAGTCGCTTCATTCATTGGATGAATCACTGCTCGATCACTGGGATGAATGGTCCCGGCAATCGGATAAATATCAGGATGGTGAATGCCAACGGCGTTGGCTTTCCTTCTCAAAAGGTGGCGGTCGGGGTGTTGGATCTTTGGTGCACGTCGCCAAGGAGAACGGATGGAAGCCGTCTGAAAATCACAAGGCAATGAATGTGGACGATTCAATGCTTGATCATGTGTCCAAACTGTTAAACGAATTAGAAAAAGATTTGGGTATGACAAATACTGCAACCGTTCCCGAAGTAGACAGTGCACCCGTTAATCGGTGGGCTGCAACAAGTGCATACAAAGAAAAAGAAGGGAAAAAACAAAAGACTCGCAATCCATCGTCTGATGTCATTGCTGGAATCCTGCTTCAGGATTACAAAGGGAACCTGCGCTACAGCCAAGCTCATGACGCATTCTTCATGTATGAGTACCAGCGGAAGGGTCTTTGGTCTCAGCTGTCTGACTATGAGGTGAAGGGTGACATCAAAGGTCGGTTGGATGCCATCAAAGAAGGTCTTCTGCACAGCGGCTACTCCATGAATCTGATCTCTGATTTGATGGAGCAATTGAGGATTTCAACTATTTTTGATGATTGGTATGAAAGCAATGATTATCTGCTCTTTACCAACGGAATCCTGAAAGTTGATACGCGAGAGTTGCTTCCTTTTGACAGGGAAATGCACATCACGCAACAGCTGCCTTACGAATACGATCCCTACGCCACATGTGAACCCATCATTAAATGGCTCAAGAGTACACAACATGACAGCTGGGGTCGGGTCCAGGTGCTGCGGGCTTGGTTGCGGGCAGTGCTGTTAAGTCACTCCGACATTCAAAAGTTTGTTGAGATTGTTGGTCCAGGTAAATCAGGGAAGTCCACCTACAGCAACCTTGCTCACGCACTGGTCGGTGATGACAACGCAATGATCTCCTCGCTAGAGCACCTGGAAAAGAACAGATTTGAAACATCAAACCTCTATAAGAAAAAGCTTCTGCTCTTTAATGATGTGGAGCGTTATGGCGGCTCGGTTTCAGTCCTTAAAGCGATCACCGGTCGTGACCTGATTCGTAATGAGCGTAAGTTCCAGGCCGGCAGCCAGAAACCATTCAAGTTCAATGGTCTGGTCATGATCACCGCCAACGAACCAATCCAAACAACTGACCCAACATCTGGTTTAGCGCGTCGTCGCCTCACCATTCCTTTTGACAAACCATTCACTGGTAGTTCTGCTGAGCAGCGCACGTTGATTGATATGGATGATCGTGGTCATCCCTTCGGTGAATTTGCTGCTTTGCTGCCAGGTCTTGTCAACTGGGTCTTGGATATGACTGAGGCAGAGATGCGGGAATACTTGATGGAGACCAATGACAAAGTTGACTTCTTCGCCAAGCATCACCGTGAACAGATCCTTAAATCCAACCAGATCCTTGATTGGATGCAGCATTGTGTTGTGTTTGATCCAGGTATTGCCACTCCTGTGGGCCTTGCAAAACACGCGCCAGGTGGTGTCTCCAACCTGTACATCAACTGGGACAAGTGGTTGTATGCCAGCTACTGCGAATTCTCACGTGGTTCAAACAGCAACATCCTTGGTCGCAGCCGGTTTGAATCCCTCTTGATGGACGTATGTGTGCATCAGCTCAAGCTGAATGTCTATCAATTTAAGAACAGTCGTGGCATGCGGGTTGTCAACATCGCATTGCGAGCATCCGGCCCTAAGTACGAGCAATATCCTTCCCTTGTGGAAGTGGGTCTGAACAAGGAAGAGTGGCGTGCGTTCTATGGGGACATCATTGACAAAGCATCTAATGCGACAATGGAAGAGGCTGCTGAAGAACTGTGAGCAATGGGCGTCACCTGATCCTCGATCTCTACGATTGCGATAAGGATCTACTGGATAATTACGAAGAGCTAGAGCGGTTGCTCCAGGTGGCGCTCAACATGGCGGGTGCAAAGATTCTGCGGGTCTTTGGTGAGAAGTTTCAGCCGCAAGGCGTGACACTCTTGGCATTACTGGCGGAATCACATGCATCCATCCACACATGGCCCTGTGAAGGTTATTGTGCCATTGACCTTTATACCTGTGGTGATACAACCCATACCCATCGGGCTGCCGAATTCTTGAAGACGAAACTAAAAGCGAAGCAATCAGAGGAAAAAGAACTAGTGCGGTCTATAACTCCTCAATAATTCGTATACTGTTTTCAGTCAATAAACAATTAAATGACTGAAAATAAACCCAAGCTCCTATGGGTGGGTGACATTGTTGCCACCACTGGTTTTGCGCGTGTCACTGAAAACGTACTGAGCCGCTTGAAGGATCGGTATGAAATTCATGTATTGGGTTGCAACTGGCACGGTGATTACACTCCGCTGCAGCAGGAGTACTTCATGTATCCAGCTGCAAACATGTACCAGAACCAACCGTTTGGTGAGGCACGGATTCGTGAAATCACTGAACGAGTGCGGCCTGATGTGATCTTCACGATCAATGACTGCTGGATCATCAACAATCAGTGGAATCAAATTAAAGACCTAAAAGAAGATATTGGCTTTAAGTTTGTCGGCTACTACCCCATGGACTCCTATGGCTGGTATGGGTGTCTGACGGAGACCATGCATGAATGGGACGCAGCTGTTTGCTACACCAAATTCGGTGCAGAAGAAACGTTGAGTTCTGGAGTGGACCGCCCCATCTGGGTCATTCCCCATGGCGTTACCGCTGGTCAGTTCTATCCCAAGGACAAGGCTGAGTGCCGGAAGGAACTGAACCTGGACCCCGATGATTTCATTGTGTTCAATGGGAACAGGAATCAATTCCGCAAACGCATCGATTTAACAATTTCCGCGTTTGCCAAATTTGCAGTTGATAAGCCTGACGCAAAGCTCTACCTGCATATGGGTCAAAAGGACCAGGGATGGGACATCATGCCTCTCTTCCACCGGGAGATGACCCGTCAAGGGTTGGATCCCAATGGCCGCATCATCATGACGACGCCCACTCCGCACGGCCCATCGGTGCCAGTGGAACTGCTCAATACCATCTATAACGTTGCTGACGTTGGTATCAATACCTGCAAAGGTGAGGGCTGGGGTCTGGTCAACTTCGAGCATGCAGCCTGCCGCGTTGCTCAGGTGGTACCCGATCACACCTCCTGTAAAGAAATCTTTGATGGCTGCGGTCCCCTCATTCGCAACATCCATGCCGATGTGGATACGAACTTCGGTCGGATCATGCCGTGTCCCGACGACAACCATCTGGCCAGCATCCTGACAGATCTTTACGAAAACCGGGACAAGCTCGATGACGTGGCACAGAAGTGCTACGACCGCGTCACTGATTCTTGCTTCAACTGGGACACCGTCGCATCTGACTTCAACGATGTGTTCCAAGAGGTGCTAACCCAGAAGGAGGAACCGCAGATCAAGACGAGCAAGCGGAAGAAGCCGCGCAAAGAAGCTGAGAATAAGGAGTTGGCTGAGGTGACTGCATGACCTATGCGGAAGAGCGGCCTTGGGGGACGTTTGAAACGATCTCTTCGGGGCCGACGTACAAAGTCAAACGAATCTCAGTTAAGCCTCAATCGAGACTGAGTCTTCAGAGGCACGAACATCGCTCGGAACACTGGGTGGTGGTAACAGGTACGGGTGTGATCACCGTGGAGGACGCGGAAATCCTCGCTTCCCCTGGTACGACTGCCTTTATCCCCGTTGGTGCCGTCCATCGTCTAGAGGCTGGGGACATAGAACTCGTGCTGATTGAGGTCCAGAGGGGTACCAAGCTGTACGAGGAGGACATCACCCGCCTTAGTGACGACTACGGCCGCAAATAGGGGCTAAGGTGCCCCAGGAGACGATCCGGGTAGGGAGCTGTTGGACGCGGCTCCCTTTTTTATGCATTGGACACCCCTTTTTTTACGCATTGAATCTCATGTTGAGACTAGTGTGAGGTGCATGAGAACAGAGAATAGGACCCCGCCTACTCCCCCCCTAAGGCAAATGACACTATGGCAAACGGTGTAATGTTCAAAAGTTCGGAAAGAAAGCAAAGAGAAATAAAACACGTACACTTTGGTCAAGCGGCGTCATTTAACTGTATATAAAGAGTAAATTCCCCCATTCTTAGTTTTCTCTGCACACTTGACCTCCCTTGGCACTCCCATTACTATGTTTTTCAACCCCAACGCATCCAAATGTCCCGCAACCACAAGGAAATGCCGCCCCTCTGGCGTGTCCAAGAGTTGCTCCGACTTTCGGATCAGTACCCCAGTGGCTTGGAGTGGCGCATCAAGAAGGCATGTAACCCCGCTGGGAGCCAGGCAGGCCGCCTCAACAAGGTCAGCGGCTATTACATGGTCTGTATTGATAACGTCGTCTACCTTGCGCACCGGGTGGTGTACTACTTACGTACTGGCACCGACCCAATCAACATGGACGTACTGCACGAAGAATCCAATAAGTCCAAAGACAACCGAAAGTCCCTGGTCACCACCAACAAATACTCAAAAAAGAAACAACCTCACCCTGAGACTCAATTGATACAGCTGTAACTGCTATGGCAAACCTCCATCGGTCCGAACGGAAGCTGTTTGAATCCGTTGCTTTCCGCTTCGTACCTGATATTGATAGTCTCAATGATGACGCACTTGAGACGCACGGGTACTACCGAGGTTTCGTGTGTCCTCACAACCATGTGATCAGGGATATTGCTGAAAACTGGTGTTATCACTGCGTTCACAAGATCCAATCCAACATCTGTGGCTTTGATATCAACTACCTCCATGTTGAATACAAGGCCAAATATCAGAAATTGTGGCAAAAAATCACGGTTGGCGGTCCAGATGACTGCTGGCCTATCGATGCACCTGGCCCCTACACACCCAAGCGTGTATGCATGCCCTCCTATCGCTCTGCCTACAGTCACCAAAAGTCTGAAAACCTAAGCTTCCATAAGGCGATCTACAACTGTGCCTGGGGGGATGTGGGGGGAATGGTGGTGACACGTCTGTGTGGGAATCCAAGATGTGGCAATCCTCTCCACATGGTCTCCAGTTGGAATAAACTCTTCCCGCCATCGGTCGTCCATCCCTTTGAGCTTGAGTTTCAAGCAGAAAAACTCATGGCATACGGCCATAACAAAGAACAACCTTTAGTCTTTAACCAGTCCTTTCGTAACACCATTACTTTCCCAGAGGGTATAGAAATACCAGACGAGTAGAATACATACAAAGGTTTACAAAATATAAATGGCACGTAATCAGGATGTTCAACGTCAAAGGACGCAGGACAATCCTTTAAGTATGGGTCAGTTCTCCCAACTTTCCCTGCGCAATTTAAAAGGAAGTCTTGGGCCTAAAAGCCAGGTTGTTGGTCGTAGGGATACAAACCAAAATTCCAATGGTGGTTATGGTGGCGGTGCGTACAATCACTGGTTTAGCTTTACGATCACATCAAAGGCTTGGATTATTGTTGCCAAGGGTGGTCCAAGGCCTAAGTACATCAACACATCAGTGTACGACCTGAACCTAACACCCATTGAAGGCAGGGGAATTTTTCAGGACGATAGTATTACGGTCGATATTAACGGCGAGGTTTACAACCCGTATGTCGGCCATGTCATGAACGCTCAATCAGATCTGTACAACCTGTTCAATCCCAATCGTTTAGACAAGGGAGATGAACGGTACTATCCTTTGAACTCTGGGACGTATCTTTTGTGCGTCTCAACGACACGCAATGAACCACTTGATTATGAGGTGGGGGTTGTCATTGAGTTTCCATCCGGTGACTTTGAGTTGCTACTGGAGGATTTTGCTTATATTCTGCTTGAGAACAATGATTTTATTGAGAACGACCATACAGAATTCTACGAAGGCCAAGATGCCCACGACCACTCCTTAAGTGAATGGGAAGAAGCATGGCAACGTGAGCACCAGGCCGATGATCGGTTTCCAGCGTTTCTTGTACCCCTTGCCACTGTACCGTGATCAAGTTCTACAACTGGTTTATCTGTAAGTTGTCCAGGCGTTTTCACCTTGGCACGCCAAGTCCAGCAAAAGCATTTGAGACATATTGCGATCGCAACCCTTGGGAACGTGCCTGCCGCATTTATGAAGATTAAATAAAATCTTTAGTACGCAGTCATAGAATATAAACAGATCCGGAGATCAACCATGCATGATTTTAATCGTTATCTAGAAGTAGCACTGGCTATTCATGCCGCATGTTCTGCTATTTGTGCTCTCACCCCAACCCCCAAAGATGATGCTGCAGTTCGTAAGCTGTATCGTCTCATTGAAATCTGTGGCCTTGTGATTGGCCGCGCCAAGCAGCGTTAATCAGGTAACGCCTGAAACCAGAAACAAACACCATTGTTTCGTTCAACCCAATCCCTTGTTGCGTACGCTTGCTCTTTGGGCAGTGTTACGCATTTTTTTTCAGTGCCAACTTCATAACATACGTTGACGCGTATGTATGGCTCCTTGTATTTCTTCATTTAATAATCCCATCTGACTCGAGGCTTTCCTTCTCTCATTCCCAAATGCAAGAACCCCTTTGGAGCGCCGTATCCAACTGAGTACGGCCAATTTTTATCGCACCAGGCTTGCACCTTATAGATATCGACTCCCTCAATGTAAAAATCTATCGCTCCTTTGGAGGGCGCATTGTAAGTGTGCTCGCTATTTTTTGCTCCTCCAACTTGTGTATTGATGGGTTCTGGACGTGATGCACTTGTAATGATTAACGGTTTATTTCCAAATGCAGTTCTAACTTTCTCAAGAAATCGACAAAGCTCCAAGGCTGTATCGCATTGATACTGTTTACTGAAACGACGCGCCTCCTGGTTGAGTGTTAATTCTCCGTAAGTAATGTGAGGGGTGATCTTATATGTAAAAGGGCTCCAAGGATTAAACTTTGGTTTCTCAACTGGTTTAGGTGCTGGTTCAGCTGGTTTGTTTCCGGCAGTACCAAGCTGCCGATCCATGATCTGAATTAATTTTGTGCTGTATTCAGGATCGGTGGCGTATTTTTCCTTTACTAAAAACTGCGCACACTCATTCCTTGTCTTTGCTCTATTAACACCTTGATATGTACTGAAGTCTTTATACCAACGATCTACAAGGTAGTAAATGCAGGTCTTGAGATCAGGAAAGTCAATGAACCCAGCTTTGATTGTGACCCATTGACCGTTAAGGAATTCCTGCGTATTGACGCTTGTGCCAGATCCTTTTAAACCAAATGCGTTCCAGGTACCTGAGAAATGCTGACCCCAGCCTGATTCAAGTGCCCATTGTGCTGCAACAACTTCAGGGAATTTGGCTCCTGCTTCTTTTGCTGCTGCTTGAACACCGGCCCAATTATTTTCAATTTTAGGTTGCGGTTTAAGAGAAGCTCGGTATTTAGTAGCAAAAGACTCCAAAACCTCAGAAGAAATCTGAGACTGGAGCCAGTTCCAAGCATCAATCTGATGGTTTTCTTTTTTAAAAAATTCAGCAGCGTCTGTTAGTTTAATTGACATATCGCCCCAGGGTCTTTTATTGACTCTAGGTCAACTTAATAGATTAAACAGAGGCACTACCTGCGTCTTCTTCTTGTGCTTGTTTCACTTCTGGGGGCTCTTCTGGATCAAACTCAAGTGTTTCAATAAGCTGACCAATAAGATTGCCAGAAAAAACAATTAAATTTCGATCACTAGTAGAAGAAGCGGCACCAAAAGAATTGATGGCGCTAATCAACTCAGACTTTTTGCAAGCCATAGGGAACAAATAACTTCAAAAAGTATAACAAAAATTACCAAGGTACGCCAGCTTCGGAAGTAGGGTTGATTTTTTGTTGGATCTGTTGGTACAAAGATTCCTGAATAGAAGTCACTTGATCAACACCTAAAACTTCAAATACCCAATTCAGTACCTCTTCTTTGGTCAGTTCACTAAAAGGGACAAATGTTGACGGATCAGGATCACCAAATCCCACGGAGCCATAAGCACTAGCAGACTCACCATCTTCTTCCAAAGATACGGTCCAATGTGCAGTATAGACAGCACCATCGGGACAGGTGTCACCATCGGGAAGATGGCGCTCAAGTTGAGCAATATCCCAAGTTGCGTTAGCCATAACAAATGTTTTTTCTTATTCTAACAATCAAAGCTCAGGTATTTCATATTCTTTTGTGCTGTTGCAATAGTGTTTGAAAATAATTTCACTTGTGTTTCCGGCCCAAGATGCTACCTGAGGCACGGGAATACCAGCCTCAATCCAGCGGCTAATTGCAGTGTGTCGACAGTCATAAGGACGATATAAATGCGTAATCAGTTCAGCTTGATAAAAAGGTTGCAACTTTTTGCGAAAGTAACTTTGAAAAGCAAGCCTATCCCATGGAAAAACAAAACGATCACTCTGTGGTAATTGCTTTAAAATTTCTTGGCATTTACCGTTTAATGGAACCCAGCGACGTTTGTTGGTTTTGGTGCTGTCTTTTAAACCATGTGTCAAGGTGTAGTTTTGATGCACCAGGATTTTATTGTCTTTAATGTCGTCCCAGAGTAATGCGCGTACTTCTCCGGTACGCATTGCAGTTTGAAGCATAAACTCTGTGTACCAAGCCCAGTTAACATTCTTGTAAGTTAATTTTGCTTCCAAAGCTGCAAGTACTAAACCTACTTCGTTGCGTGGAATAACCACGACTTCCTCATCCCGTTGAGGAGCTTTTGGCATTTTAAAACTTGCCAAAGGATTTCTGTTGATGTAAGCGACATCTTCTTGTGCTGCCCATTTGTACATTGTTTTTGTGTACATGGCAACGCGCCTAGAAGTAAGCACGGGTTTTTCTCCCAAAATCCAAATCATGATTTTGCGTGCCTCTTCAAAATCTTGTATGGGGCAGCGTCCCAGCCATTTGGTTACCTGTCTGTAATCTGACGTAAGGCTGGTCGGGCACAAAGAAATTGAACGCTCTTCGACGAAGGCGTTCCAAAGTTCAGAGAGCGTGGTTGGCATGATATGAGTTGAGAAGAGCGATACACTAAGACACCACTCTCCTTTTGTCAACCACGCACACTGGGGTCAAAGGTCGCTAGCTTTCAACAAATTATAGATGTCCGCAAGTTGATTAGCGACAACTGATGCCCATAGTAGAAAGCAAACAAACCACCAGTGGATAAGGCTGATTTTGTTCATGGTAAAACTTTAAGTGTCAGCAAGACGTTTCATGCCTTCGTCATTATCAACGTAAAGACGATAGAGTGCGGCCAGGGCGTCAGTCTCTTTAGTATCTTTCTTAATTGTTTTCGTCTCATGCCGCACCTTTTCAATGCAATAATCAAACGGTTCTAACCAGGTGTCGTCATTCATAGAAGTGCAAGTGTCTAGGAGTTTTGTTCGACCTTCATCTGGCCCAGCACTTCCTTCAACAAACGATGCACTTCGCCAGCGTCGTCGATGAACTCGCCTTTGTAGTAGAAACCTTCTTCGGTGAAGCGGGCAATTTCCTTAAGGGGTTCGCCGATGCTGAAGGCGATGGTAGAGGGATCCGTGTTTTCACCAACCCCAAGACCTTTGCTGGGCGCAACTACAAGCTTGTTTGAGGGGGTCACGGATTTCCACGGTCCATTCCCGTCAACACGGGCGTACTCCTCACCGCTTGAACGGAAGACGAGATCGTTGTCGTAATCTTGTTGGGTCATGGTTTCTAGGGAATCGTGGCCAGGGGCAGGAGGTGAGAACTCGCTGCCCCACAACTATATGCGAGCTAGGGCCAGAGGAGAAGGGGACTACTCACCGAGCAAGTTACCGAGCAAGTACCGAGCAAGTAGTGAGTAGGTCTAGGCGGCCTCAAGGGCTGCAACACGAGCGCGAAGCTGCTGAATCTCAGCGATCAGAAGAGGCACCAACACCTGATGGTCCATTTGCTGGTAGATCGGATTGCCGTCATCATCAACGGCATCTTTTTCGCCCGTGACACAATAAGGCGCAACCTCCTGCGCCTCGTGTGCAATCAGCATTGGGCGCTCAACGGTCGCGCCATTCATGACGCCTCTGTAAACTTTGAAGGCATCAATAGTGGCTCCGGCGTTCTCTAAATCGCCCAAGATGGTCTTAGAGCGATAATCCGAAGTAGTGTTGTATGCAACAACGCCGCCCCCACGGTTGTAAGTAATGCTGCCTCGTGGGGCATTTAAGTCTGTGGCAAACCTAGAAAAGATCTGATCCCCAGAGGTTTCGTTGCCCCAGATATTGAGAATAGCCGCTGATGTCGAAGCGTCTGACCTGAGCGCACACGTATTTACGCCTGTCTGGGAAAGCACAGAAAAGGTTGCACTAAGGACGGGGTCAGTAGAGTTAATAACCGTTTTGCCTGAACTCGTAATTCGCGCCCGCTCAGTCGGGCTGCTCGCTCCGTCGGCGGTAGTGGAGAACACTAATCTCGATCTATGGTTAGATCCAGAAGTCCAGCTACCGTCTGCGATGCCTTCAATAGATGCGCCAAGATTAGATGAGTTGTCTGTAAAGTAAATTGCGCCAATTCCTGAAGTGCTCGCACTCGGCAAACTGTCTCGTGAAAGCTGGATGGTGCCATCAACACCGGAAGCAGCGGGGTTTCCTCTAATCACCACCCTTGCATTACTGAGAGTGTTACTAGACGTGCCAACTAACAACCTGCCGGAGCTGTCGATGCGGGCGCGTTCTGTTCCTTGTATTCCAAATAGAAGTGGAAATGCCCCACGAGTTTCTAATGTCCCCGTGCCTGCGTCTGAACGAAGCTCTACGCCCTGCGTATTGCTACTGACACGGATAGTAGAAACACCGGAACGAGCTACCTCTAAGCCATCACCAACACCAAACGCAGGACTAGTAGTGCCAATCCCTACACGGCCTCCCGTTGTGATGTTTAGAACTTCAGTGTTAGATACTCCTTCATAAAGGCGAAGATTACTAGAACCTGTTCCTCCGTTCGTGGGAATTAAGCGCCACTGGTTTCCGCCATCTGCCCTGCCGATGTTGATGCCATCATCACCCTTGACATGAAGGTTCCCTGTAACGCTCGAAGTCCCTATGCCTACACGGCCTGAGCTGTCGATGCGGAGGCGTTCGAAGCCACCGGTCGCAAACGTCAGAGTATCGGTAGTGCCGTCACTGCCGCCAATCCTCCAGTTCCAGTTGGTTCCGTCGCCGGAGTAAATGTTGTTGTAAGAGGCGTTTGTCTGCGTGTTCGCAATTAACCTTAGTTCTGTTGCACCGCCCGTGGATTGAACTTGTTGAATAACAGTCCCACTCCCACTCACATGGAGTGCGCTACTAGGGCTCGTGGTGCCCACCCCTAGGCGGCCTGAGGAGTCAATTCTTGCTCGCTCAGTTCCATCTACCTTAAATTGAATAAGACTATTGGCTTGTGTATTTGCCTCATCAGCTTGCAAAAGTAATGCGCCAGTGCTATCTGACGCAAGCGTGGCAATACCAAATCCAGGATATGTAAGATTTAATTTTGCCGATGTAGTTGTTGAAAGATCTAGTAGCGTGGCAGGTGAACTAGTCCCCACGCCTACGAGCCCTGCCGAGGTGATGCGCAGGCGTTCGGTGTTGTTGGTAAACAACATCAGAGCGTTGGCAGTTGGATTGCCAATACGCAATTCACTGGTGCTGTTGTCAGCAAAAATTCGTCCTCTGACGGTACCATTTGCCGCAAGGCTTAGCTGACCATTACCAGCGGATCTGTCAATAGTAAGTGTGGATGTACTTCCTACCGCATCATTGGTAGTTGCACCTACGGAAATGTTGCCATCGCTATTAACAAACAACCTGCCAGACCCACCAGTGCTGATGGCTACTTGGTCCGCACCGGAGGAATAGATTCCAGTATTTGGGTCCCCGTTGAAACTAATTGACGGGCTTGCTGCCGTACCGCTGGGAACTGAAAGGCTTGAATTAAATACCCCTTGGTTACCACTAATCGTATTAAATAGACCAGCATCACCAGAAACGGTGCCACCAGAAACACTAGTGAAAACCCCAGTCGTTGCTGTAAGAGTGGTGAATTGACCAGACGTACCGGTTACCGTAGCGCCGGAGATACGACTGGTGAAGGTACCGGAAACACCAGTGATGTTGGTGAATTGCGCAGTACCACCAGTGATAGTGGTGAATTGACCCGCATTACCGGTGACGGTAGCACCAGAAACACTGGTGGTAAAGATACCGGAAACACCAGAAATTAACGGTGAACCAGAAATTGCAAGACCACTGATAGCAATGCTGACATCACCTGTTGCGGTGTAATAAGTTAAGGTGTCAGCCTTAAGAATTCCGTATGGCATCAGAACTATTACCTTTTGTTTCTAGTTTAATCCAAGATTTTCCAAGTTGAACCAGATGGAACTGTTACAGTAATTCCAGATTCAATTCCTACAGGACCAACTGATAGTCCGTTGTATCCAATACCAATGGCGTAGTTGATATCAATAAGGATTTTTGTTTCCGCAATTACATTCGTAACAAGGGTGCCAGTGGTTGTCGCAACAGTCCATGTCGTCTGACCGTTGCCCAAGGTTGTCAGCACATAGCCTGACGTACCAGGTGTTGCTGGGAACGAGAACTGGTTGAAGGGACGAACATCACCTGCACCAGATGCAAAAACAACACCGCCTGCAACATAAGTACCACCAACAATACGTGCAAACGTACCTGTGCCAACGCTCAGGTTATTACCAGTGATTGTGGTGCCGGAAAGATTAGTGAACTGGCCGCTAACTGCCGTAAAGTTGGCAAATAAACCAGTAGTTCCTGTAATAGTTGCACCAGAAACCCTGGTGAAGTTACCGGTACCTACTGTTTGAACAGTAAATAAACCTGTAACACCAGTCAGCGTAGCTCCAGAGGCGTAGACAAAGTAACCACTACCAACGTTTAAGGTGCTGGCATTGATCGTGTTACCGGTAACTGTTGCGCCGCTTAATAGAGTGGTAAAAACACCGGTGACGCCTGTAATAGAACGCCCTAAGACGACATCACCTGTTACCGTTGGGGCGTAAACAATGGTGTTTCCGTAAATACCGTTGCCGGTAACACTGTCAAAGAGAGCGGTTGTACCCGTAACGGTCGAACCAGAAATAGTGCCACTGACAGTTAAACCACTAACAACAGTCCCAGAGCCGCCAATGAAAAGATTACCGCTGGCGGAAAGATTGCCGGTGGTTGAAATCGTGCTGACATTAATCTGGTCAGTGAAAGTACCAGTGGCTGCCGTCAGTGTTGTAAATAAACCTGTAACACCAGTAATGGTTTGGCCAGACAGACGACTGGTGAATGTACCTGAGATTCCGGTTGTATTCGTAAAGAGGGCTGTATTGCCTGTAATCGTCGCTCCAGAGAGCCTAGAGGTGAAGACGCCGGAAACTCCTTGTACCTGGTCAATATTTCCAGTAAGGGCTGTAATCGTTGCCCCGGATACAGCAATGGTTCCAGTTACATAGGTGGCAGTCAGGCTGGTGAATTGGCCTGCGCCTCCCGTGATTGTTGTGCCGGAAAGATTGGTGAACTGACCCGTGACGGTATTGAGTTGCGTGAACTGTCCTGTGTTGCCAGTAATGACAGCGCCAGAGAGTTGTGTTGTAAAAGTTCCCGAGACTCCAGTGGTGTTGGCAAATAAAGCCGTATCGCCTGTAATCGTCGCTCCAGAAAGTCTGGTAGTGAACGTTCCAGAAACTCCAGTGAGGTTAGTAAAACGTGCCGTATTACCTGTAACAAGTGCACCAGAAACACTGGTCGTGAAGACACCGGTTACACCTGTAATCGATGTGGTATTGATCGTAATTGCATTGACGGTATTACCTGTGATTGTTTGACCGGTAATTCCACTCGCCGCAATTGTGTTGCCGGTGATTGCGCCACCACTGATATTGGTCGATACAACGGAATCAAACGCAGCATTCGGCGCCTGAAGCGAAACAAAATATCCGTTTGTTCCGTTGACGTTTAAACCTTGAATGCTTTGACCTGTAATCGTGTTACCACTGATAGTGCCAGTGACGGTCAGATTACTGATTGCCAGGTTGGTAAATATACCGGTGCCAGCAACCGTTAAGTTTCCTTGTACGGTCGTATTGCCAGATACGCCTAAATTATTGGTAACCGTTAAAGAGTTGACGGTGCCGCCCGTTAACTGCAGGTAGTAATTATTAAGATATGCTTTATGTTCTTGTACGGTAAACTTCTTATTCTTTAAGCCCGGATCTACTTCAGCTAAGTGAACAATAGTAAATAGATCGGCATCATCAATGCCAATCGAAGTGATTGCTGGTAAGTCCGAGATCCGCCTATTGGCCACCTATATGCTCGCAAACCTTATAACTAAAATTATAGTTTAGGTTTGTCGTATTTTATTTGACTCTGATTTCAACTTGAGGTAGGATGCGCGATCCTAGTCCCCACAAGGCCTGGACACCGGTAACAAGACCACAAGAAAGAAGTAGAATCAATAAAAGCTCTGCAACTGTCAAGTTGCGTCGCAGATAAATAATCTCTGGTTTTGGCTGAGGAACGGGAGGCTGGAACGATGGAGGAGGGGCAACTAAACGCTGAGGCAAGGGCTCCGCATTTGCTTGGGCAATGGCATGTTCACGAGCAATCGCCTTCAGCATTTCAACTTGCTCAGCAGAAAGCTTGGGAGGATTCTGAAACTCTGGTGGGGTGCTTCCAGGGATTTGGTCTTCCATGATCTAACAATTGTCTTGCAAATACCTTAGCATTTAGCCAAAACAACTGCTGTATGAGTCACGGAATTCGAAAAGGATTGGAAGATGTTGCTTACGAATTGAAAGGCATTCGTAACATCCTCTCCAGCATTTGGGCTCTCCAAGATGGGGCAAACGCTCAAAGGACCACAAATCCTGAAGCCTACGCAGATGAATACATTTCTACTGAGGAATGTGCCAAGCGCCTAGGAGTGTCCGATCAAACGCTGAGGAACTGGATTGCCTTAGGGCGCAGAGGCGACAAAACCAAAGGCTGGATCGAGGGAATCCATTACGTCAACGTCAATCCAGTGCCTGGCACCAGGACCAAGATTCGTGTTCCCTGGAACCACCTTGTGCGTTCGTTTGTAAAAAATCCGCAGATCAAAAATACTGACTATACCTTCAAAAGTAGTTGTGCCTATAGAACCAACGAATATTCCATTGACGCTTACCTCGCCTCTTTAGAAGAAAAAACAGATGCAGAAAACAACGATACCCCTGGCGCATCGGTTTGAAACCTTCATCATCGATGAAGTGACCGTGGAAAACCACAAGGAATTACTTCCTACTTCTTTGTGTTTACAGGTGGAAAATTTTCTGCCACCAGAAGGTTCTTTTGATGATGGATGCCTTCGTCGTTATTTAGAAGTGGTTAAGACCTATGAAGAAGAGGATGTCAATTCCAGTATGACGTTGGCCAATCGGTTGCGTGTTGCGTTTGGTGACATGCAGCCAGACACAATTTGTAGCAAGTTTCCAGCGGCAGAGTTGGCTCTTAAGCGAAGGCTTAGATGCGTGGCCGAATACCTAATTAGGTCTGGTGAATTTGATAAGCTACGGGATGAAAACGGAAAATTAATTAAGAAACGAGGTATTCTTGGGAAACTGGTTGTGATTTATCAGCCGCTCCCCAAGTTGCAAGACGTTCTCCAAAAGCAAGGATTGACTTGACATGAATAGACGCGAGAAGTTAATTGCGCAGGCCATTGGTCCTGAGATCGATGACACCAAGGTGCGGATGCTGGATGCAACCGTGCGTTTGATATTGGGAGATATGGGAGAGCAATACTGCAAGATGTGGGAGGTGGAGGGGCCTGGCGTAATGGTGTTCCAGCCTGAGAACAAAGAGCGTTCTATGTTTTTCTGGACTCTGAAAGAGATCTACGCTGCACAAGAAGAATGTGAACGCAGTAATGATGGTGATATGGCTGAAACCTTCCGTCGTATTTTGACAGCCGCGCAAAAGATCGATCCAACAGAAAAGGCTGGTTACGTCATTAATGATCAAGAAGGGATTCGTTACTTTCAAATTGACTACAACAAAGCAGCTGATTCGTAATGGCAATCACCAAAAGCGGCATGCGCCGTGAAGATCTGGAGTTAATTACCAATACTGATCTGGTGGCTGCCGCCCATGAACTCATGGGTCATATTGATCTAGACGTAGCAAGTTCAGACTTTGCTAATGAATACGTCAATGCCAAAAGCTATTTCACGCCAAGTGATGATGGCTTAAACGACCAGGAGTGGTTCGGCAAGGTTTACTTGTTCCCACCCAGTGGTACGTACTATTTTGATAAGAAGAATGAACGCTGGAAGATGACAAGGGCTTGTTCTCCAACCTTGACATCATCTCATGCCGTGTGGTTCAGGCGTTTGTTCAAAGCTTGGTTTCATAACGAAATAGAAGAAGGACTTTACTTTTCCAACTGTCCTGACATGTTTCGTTACGAACAACGACTCTTTGATTTCCCTGTTTGTATTCTCAAGACAGTACCTACACTGGTTGGACGCACAAATGAAGGAGTAAAGAGGCATAACACATGCACGTCCTTTTTGGTTTATCTGCAGCCAAAAGACAATTCCGGGGAAGCAACCCAGAGATTTATCGACATTTACTCTCCAAGAGGACGCATTCTTTGCTGAATGCCCTATATTGAAAAAGCTTTAAAGAGACTATGAGCGTTCTTTGCGATAAGGAAATCCGCCGTCTTGCGGAAGAAGAGGAGATGATTGCTCCGTTCCAGGATCGTCTTATCAGCAAAGAAAATGGGCGTCGTATTTTGAGCTACGGTCTTAGCTCCTATGGCTATGACATCCGCCTGTCGCCAGAGCAATGCTTGATTTTTGGACGCATCTCAGAAGGGGAGTGCGACCCAAAGGATTTCAAGCCTGAAATCTTAAATAAAGCCGAACTTCTGGAAGATGAGAAGGGCAAGTATTTCCTTCTTCCTCCTTACGGCTACTGCCTGGGTGTGGCACGTGAGCGCCTTAAGCTGCCCCGTGATGTGACCGTAGTAGCAGTGGGCAAATCAACGTACGCCCGATCAGGCATCCTGGTAAACATTACACCAGCAGAGAGCGGGTGGGAGGGCTACCTTACACTTGAGATCAGTAACTGCACTGGTCTATTCAACCGTATTTACGCTGATGAAGGCGTCACCCAACTCCTTTTCTATCGCGGGAACCCGTGCGAGGTGAGCTACCAGGACAGGAAAGGTAAGTATCAAAACCAGGCCCCTGAAGTTGTCTTTAGTAAAGTGTAGTTAAACAGTTTAAAAAGACAATGAAACTAGCTGGGAAATATAGTGCATATGCGCAACCGTTTAGTCCTGGCGCGGAAAAAAGAAAAATTGCTCTAGCTTCAAAAAAACAGGCAGGTCGAATCCCTTCTCTTTCTCAATCTTTAGGGGCTTCGCCCATAAGTCATGCTTCAAGTGCATGGCGTCTTATGGAAGAAGCGGGAGGGGGTTTTACTCAATACAGTTAAGAAAAGGAATCAAGCCAGTTATAAGGTTTGCCTGATCTTGGCTGAGGGTCATTGGGGTAGTTAATGCTGCCCCGTGCCCCTGGGGCTTCCCCAAGAGTTGGTAACGTTACACCTTGGCGCGACACCGGATCTCTCCTTGGAGAGCTACCTGTATTTGGATATTGAATGTCAGCTTGCTGCTTGTATTTATTTGCGATACGAGAAGCACTTAAAAAACGTTCAACACGATTCTGCTGGATCGAGTTCTCAGTATCAGCTGCAGCAGCGGTTACGGCGTTATCTTGTCCCAGCCGACGCAAGTCGACATCATATTGACGTTCCGGCGTAAGGTCGGTAACTTCACCGCCAGAGGAGCCAGAGTCTTGGCGTGGGTCATATTGAACACGTCCTCTATAACCAACAGGTGTATCCACCGGTTGGTCAATGTTTTCTGCTCGAGGGTTATAAAATCTTGCCATGGTAATATTGTAATCGAGGCAATTTAGGCCAAGATATTCCCATGCATAACCCCGCTGACTACCGCGACGGTCTCGGTCAAAGCATCATTGATGAAGTCATTTGTCGTTGTTTGAATCAGGCAACATTTGGCACTGATCTCGACAACGAAGAAAATGATGTGCCATTATATGATCAGTACAATCGCGGACTGACATTATGCGAAGAGGGAATTCCAAGGCAGAGCCTGGAACTCGAGGGGGGACGACCTGGAATGACGGGGTATATTCCATCGATGGAGGAAGCGGTAGTGATGGACCCCTCTTCCTCTCCACGTCCGAAGAACTTAGTGATGGATCTGGGTTCAGCACCGGAAGTGGAGTTATTACTTTCTCAGAAAAGACGTGGTTTGCGCCGGTAGAAGCAAGCGATTCGATTCAGATCCTTGGCGGTCCGGCTATGGAATGTAAAGATGGCGTCTGCCCTGTGCCTTGGGCCGTCAAGGAAGAAGCTCCCGTAATCAAGGAGGATGTGGTCAATCATCCTTCTCATTACACGGATGCAGGCGGAATTGAATGTATTGAAGCCATTGAAGCACAGTTGACAACCGAAGAGTACGAAGGATACCTGAGAGGTAATTGCGTCAAATATTTATGGAGATGGCGGCATAAAGGAGGCAAAACTGATCTTCTGAAAGCTCAATGGTATTTGGATCGGCTCCTGTTGATCGAAGATCAAAAATGAAAAGAATTAACCCAGTTACTGGATTGCCTTTTTGCTGTGGAGACCAGCGTGAAGATGGCCGATTATTCTGGGCTTATGATACACATAGAAAAAAGAAAGATGGCTTCTATGTTGAGCGATGGCTCATTAAAGAAGCCCATGAAAGAAAAAAGAAAAACAATAATAAAAGACGCTATCCCGAATATCAAAGAAATTGGCACCTAGAAAAGACTTATCAATTAACTTCTGTTAACTACAAAAAACTATTAAAAGAACAAAAGGGAAAATGTAAAATCTGCGGGACAACTGCTCCCGGAAAGAAACGTGATACTTTCTCTGTTGACCACTGTCATCAAACTAATCAAATAAGGGGATTGCTTTGTATTAAATGTAATTCATTGCTGGGACAAGCAAATGATGACATTGCTGTTTTGGAAAAAGCAATCCTTTATTTAAAGCAATCAACCGTCTAAAAAGGTTGCAAATCATCCTCCTCGTCTTCATTTTCATCGTCTTCATAGACGCATGCCATAGCCAACTCAGCAAGCTCTATATCTGTAGGGTAATCCCACTCAAGCTCGATGTTCTCATCGGCCATTAATGATTTGACGGCATGCCATTCCATCAATCGCTGGTGATATAGGTTTAGCAACGCACCATACAGTTGTTCCCACGTCATCTCCTGCGCTTGCAGCTCAGCCTTGCGCATGGAGAATTGAAGCTCCAGGGGGAGTTCAAACTGGCGGGGCTCAATAGATCCTTCCATTCCTAACTGCATGCTTCAATTAAAACCATTTTAAAGCTAAATGTCGCAGACGCCGGTTAGATCAAATTCCTCAGAACTATCAAACGGTACGTCCCAGGGGTCTTCATCTATTCTGAAGTCGTTAGCAAACTCTGACAAAGTATAGGGGTTAATACTCTCTTCAAGTCGGCGGATTGCCGATACCTGATGAGAGGCTGCAGTGTAGTTACGGAATGCTGTCAGAAGGATCTCCGTGGAGAGCCAGCCACAATCATTGGCTTCCCTGAGAAAAAGGCTGACTTCCTCTTGACGCCTGTGCAAAAGAGACCCAACCATTTTGTGGTCTTGATCAAAGATCCACTTAGGAAGCTCTTGGCTGGCACCTCGCCAGTCTTCTTGCTCCAAGCAATCAATGATGTTGCTGTAAAGAAAAGAATTCCAGCCGACCGAATGAATAAACGAAAGCAAAGCCTGGTGCATTGATTCATCCAGGCCAAGGTTTAACTTTTTGAGTTCGGTATCAAGTACCTCTAACTCATGGTACAGATACTCCAGGGCTTTGCGTTTTGTACAGAGGTGACCACGCCTGACTGGAGATCCGTCTGGATAGAACTGAGTGCCATAACCGATGGTGTACGGCTCACCACCGGTCGCCGGGTCTGGGTACGCTTTCTCGTTGTACCCTTCATATTTTCTGATTAATTCAATTGCCGCAGAAAAATCAGACATAAGGGGTAACCAAGTTACCCCAATCATACACAGATTATTTACCTTGGCCGCGTGTTTTTTTACGTCCGTGATTGGGCAAGGAGTGTAATCCCTGTCCTTGTCTTGTCTTCTTCGGCTTGGATTCAATCTTGATTGCACCGGATGACTTGGGTTTTGCCATGGATTTACCAGTTGTAGTTACAGGCCTTTACCTGTTCTGACAGTTTACCTGATGCGTGACCCAACGGCAATTCCCTGGGCAGTAATCGCCATAGTTATCAGTGCGGTCAAGTTCCAGGGTTTGATCTGCTCCGTTTTCTTCTGCCCATTTTTTAAATGTCAGGTAACTTGAACTCCATTCATCACATACTTGAATACCTTTGGCTATGTACGTGGGATATTCTTTGCAACGACGTTTCATTTTTTGCCATCTTCCATATAACCAATGGCCTTTGTTGCTCTTATTTTTAGCATCTCCATGTATTGTATTTGCTTTTTTTGTTGCGTTAATAATACAATTAGTACACGCGTGCATATATTTTCTGGCACAAGAACGGCAACGGCCTTGCCATGTTTTCAAAGAATCTTTTCTCTTATTACAAGGCTTAAAGCAGTCCTTACACAAAGCCACAACGTATTTGTTTTTGGCCATCTAAAACTTTTATTACCAGTTAAAGTCTACCACGAATAGTGGCAGCTCCACCAGCCGGGAGTCAGTTTGTCCTTCTTCTCGGAGCAGTTGTGCCTGGCTTTGAAGTTAGCACGTCTTCCCTCGTCTTTATGCTGAAGAAAATCTTGATATCCTCTGGCGCCAAAACGCACTATTCCTTCTTTCCCATCTTGACAGGCCTTGACTACATACTTATGCTTATCTCCCTTAGGCGCACGCTGAGGCTTGTTACAAGCCATCTTATCCTTTTGGTATCGCTTGGCTGCGGCTACAGCCTTCCTTGGTTTGTCCGACATAATTAATGTGCACTAAAGAATGATCAGACTCTTTTTCCCAATGCAATACTTGGTAGGGATCTTGGTCAATCCATCTTTCAATTCTATTGAGCCTAGCTTTAGAGAAGAAATCTTGCTGCATGTACCATTCGTGTAACTTGCAAGACGCTTTGGATGCATTACAGCGACGGCATGCTGGCACCAGATTTTTGCGTGTTGTTTCTCCTGATTTATGACGTGGTATGACGTGATCTAGGCTCGTTGCATTGTCGCCGCAATAAGCACATTCGTGGTTCCAGGATTTATAGATTTCGTCTCTAAATCGTTTCTTTGCAAGTTTTGGAGTGATTTCAACGAGTAAGGCGATAGGCTCATGCTCGCTGTAATACATGCTCTGAATTGCCGTTACCTTATTCTAATTTCCTTAAGCTTTACGTAACTTCACACTAGTCTTAAAAAAGTATGAATCCCCTTGACTCAGGGTTTTGCCCCGTTACCGTACGAGAGTTGTTCACCCTGACGCCTAAGTCATGGCTCAAAACACAGGTTGGGTTTCGGTCGCACGAGCGGAAGAACTCCTTGGAATGGATCGCAAGGAACTTTTCCGTATGCGTGATGACGGCACCTTAAAGCTCGGTCCACATTTCGCTGCTTTCCCTGAGACCCGTTCCAGGGACGGCTATCGCTGGAATGTGGAAGCAGTCAGGAAACACCTGCGTAAACAGGAGAAGATGGCAGCCGCTGCTTGATGGACCTGTAATGATTCTTACGCATGCCATGTGCAAGCAGTAAGTCTGTGATGTTAAGGTCGATGGCCTGGTGAGCCATTAGACGATACAGTTGAGGAGCAAGGGACCCCAGGCGGTCTTGCATTTCGCAAGGCCGTTTTTTCTGTAGGTCAAACAAGAAAACCCATTGTGGGTGCAACGGGTTGACAGGGCGTTTTTTGTGGGTCAGGACCAGGGTGCTGTCCGGTCCCCACTCAAACGAGGATAGGTCTTCTGGCTTGATGCCATAGGTGGCGATCATACCAAACAACCACGCAGCCCCTTTGTTGCCACGTTGACCGTTTAGTTGGAAGTACGCATCTACGATCCGCTGGTCTACAGGGATAGGTTGAGTCATGACTGAGATGAGCTGCGTCCCAGAACCTAGGAATCGTAGATCACTGGTCGCCGCTTCTTAAGGAATTCCTAACAAGTCCCGAGGGACTTAAGATAAGTATACCTTATTTTAAAACTTTTAAGGTTTATAGGGTTGACCATTCTTGTCAAACATGGTAAAGCCCTGCATCAAGATGAAATCAGCCGGTACGTTAAAGAGCTTCTGCATCATTGGCATCATCATCGGGCTTTGGCAGTTGTAGGGAGGTACGTCCATATCGGCCAGGGATCTTGTCGTCATCACAAAAGAAGCGGCTTCGTTTTGCTCGCTTTCTGTATTCGCGACCAATCGTTGCTCCCATGCTGCCATACTGCCAATTTGAACAGGGAAATCAGAAGGCTCAGGCGGAAAAGTATTGTCTTTAAATTTAAGAGCGTAAATGTGTTTGCAGTAACGCATCTCATCAAGTAACGGTGTCCAGTTATCGGTAATTGAAGTGATAACACCTTGTTCCGTTGAATAGTCGTTATAGCCAGGCATGCCTTCCGCCCTGGCTCCAGGGATGGCAGGATTTGATGTGCTTCTCAAGTATGTTGCGCCAAACTCCCTGTAAACACCGACATTATCCCTTGTTGAATTATTGTCAATCGTTGTTGTCGTGGATAAAGAAAAGGGCACGCTATAGCCTGATGGAGCGTAAACATCCATCTCTCGGTTGACAGAAGCATCATTCATGGCGTTGTTATCAACAACACCGCTCAAAGTTGTGACCTCATATCGACCGGGTTTAATAGAAGAGACGTTATTGCGAGGGAAAAATTTACGATCGCTAGCGGCAGGGTTAGTCAAGAACGCATAATCGCGGTGGGTGAAATCTTGACATGAACAACAGAACCTTGCGCCTGTAATGAGATAACGACCAATAGTAAAAGGAACAGGCGAAGGAGTTATGTATTCTTGGTCCGGCGTCACCTGCACGGAACCTGCTTTTTTAAATGTCAATACACCCGTATTCTGATTAACAGCTGTTAAAACGGCTTGTACATACCCATATCGTTTTTGAGTCGTTGGATCAATCGTATCTTTATCAATGATGGCGCCACCAACTGTAATAACACGATCCTCCAGAATCTCAGTAACCAATGGCTTGAGTCCCCCTGGCACACCTGGGACTGCAACATAAAACGGTGGAGGAAGAGGATTGGCTGCACTCCAAGATCCAGCAAGTTTTACATACCAGTTTGTTTGATCTTGTGTAATTGATTCAACGTATAAATTATTGCTTGTAATCGGATCTTTTAATTTGTCACTACGCATCGAACCGGCGTAACGCCAACCGGCCCAATGCATGCCAAGTTCTTTGTTGGTTGTTGGAAAACCGACGAATACACCTGAAATAATTGGATTTGGATTGGCAATAGAACTAGGAGTGCCCGATGGAACTGGAATCTGATACTGGAAAGGATATGAAAAATCGTTATCGTAAAACGTTGCCGTCGCAAGCTCATAACCGCGACGCCACCGTGACCAGGCAGATTCCCTGTTAATCGTGCTTAAAGAATCGGGTACAGATCCCTTAGAGAACTCAGTTGTAATTGGTTTCAAACGAAAAGGATCCTTATCTTTTTCCTTGGTGAAGGAAGTAAAGGATCCAAAAGAATTCTTCAATTTTGTCACGACTTCTTAGAAGAAACCGCCCTGTGCATAAACGTGAGCGCCAGGGGTATAACCGGAAATGTTGGGGCCTTCCGCAAACACACCTACGTAAATACGGTCGCCTCGCTCCAGGTAAATACCTTTGTTCCGCAATGGTGCGCTGGGGCCTAATCCACCTGTATTACCTGCTGCAGGCATTGGGACGGCGAGCTGTGGCATTACGTCCGAGCAATCAACGATTCCGCTGTTAGCTGGGACTGTTTTGGCGAACAGAACACGGTAGTCACCACTAGCCGGAATTGGAGTGGTGGTATTGCGAGTCTGGTAGAAGACAAAGGTTACGGCTGGTTGATAACCATAGGCAACACCTTGGTACTGGAAACCACTGACAATTGCGCCAGAATAGTTGAGGCCTGTATTAACACCGGTCAGAGTTCCAGATCCGGTATAGGTGTAATAACCAACACCACTGGCAGTGCCGTTAGTAAGAACAGAGCTGGACTGAATATAAACAACTTGACCACTTGTTAACGCAACAACGGTACCTGAGGTACTTGCATTAACAGTGTAATCGGCTTCCCGATAACGGTCATTACGGGCAATAGTGATGGAATCAACGACGCCACCACTATTATTGTCTTCACTGAGGTTAGCATCCATGTCCACCAAGATGGATGGAGCCTGGCCGCCCTGCACAAAGATCGTATTAGCGGCTTGGCTGCCGACAGTTTGAGTCGTTACCCTAACGGTGTCAAATAACGGACGATCAATAAATACGGGTTGCTTGTTGCTGCTGGTCGAGCTCAAAATAAACCTCCTCGATATAGCAGTTTTATGACTGCTTTCGCATTCTTATAAATAGATTCTAACGTAAAAAACTCAATCAAAAGGCTCCACGCAGGTGAAGCCTAAAAGATCAGAACTGAGTCAGTGATTCTAGAAACGGTGTCCTTGGTGTAAATAAGGATGCCGTTGAAATATCTGATTCAAGTTCTGTCCTGGGCCGTTGGAATACAGTTTTCATTAACTGTTCACCAATAGACGGCGCACTGCTCTGGTCATTCAGCAGCAGGTTCTGCAGAAGAAATCCCTTAAGGAAATTTTGAACATCAGAACCGGCTTGCTCTTGTACTTGTGGTTGTGGTTTTGGAGCAGAAACATCAACACCACCAAGGATTTTTTTCACATAGTTTTGTGTTTCCTTGAATGGTGGGATTCCGCCATAACGTTCAACATTGCCTGGACCTGCGTTGTACGCAGCTAAAGCTTTGTCGTAGGTGCCAAAACGCTTGAGCTGTTGTCCTAGGTAACGTGCGCCACCAGCCAGACTCTGGACAGGATCGTAGGGATCCGCCACACCAAGTCCTTGTGCTGTTCCAGGCATAAGCTGAACGAGGCCCATGGCACCGGCGCCACTCTTGGCACGTGGGTTCCAGCCGGATTCTGCCCCAACAAGACGCAGAAAGATGTCTTCGTTTACACCGTAAGTGCGAGCTTTTTGTCTCGCAATTTCTTTGAGTTGTTCGCTGGTGTAAGACATGGATTTCTGCTTAACCTCCTACCCAATTTGAACTTGCCCTGAGACCGGGGATAAACACTGTTTGAAGAGTAAGTGCGACTGCCAGATGAGTCAGGGTACGTTTAACAAACTTGGGGCAGAGAATCATGGTTTTAAAGCAACAACACTGGCTCCCGTGAATCGAAAGATTCGTGTCCAGTGGGCTGGTCTTACATGCAAGCAATGCCAGTAGATCAATTAGCTTTAGCGTTGGCGCGGTTTAAAAGTGCCTGGAACAAAGCCGAGCTTTCTTGGCGACGCTTTTCCGCTGGAGTAATGAACGAAAGATCTGCCTGATCGGCAGATCCTACGGCATTCATCGGAGTAATGTATTCGCCTTGAACGCCGCCAACCTCCTTGAGCATTGCTGCCTCCACTGGAGACATTGGCGCATACGCTATGTTTGCTGCACTTTGCGTGGCAACGTTTGGATCAAAACTCATGGCAGCAAGAATCTCTTGATTCGTGAGTTGTTGATTTGGACGATACTGACCTTGAATATTTTGAGTCGTAGTCAAAACAGTATTGGGGTCAAAGCTCATGACGCCCAGGACCTGTTCATTGCTTAAAGCAGAAGGGGTACTGGGACCAACACTAGCTTGAATCACTTCATAGCCAGTGGAACCAGGCTTGACGTTTGCTGCAAGGCCGCCATGTTTAGCGGCCCAGATACGCATGCCTTCATCACGAACGGCATTCATCTCTTCCTGTGTTTTGGCAGCTTTGCGAGCTACTTCGTAACGCTGCAGTTCTGGGTTTTGTGCTGCCAACTGAGCAACACGCGCTTTCTCAACCTGATATGCACGTTCTGATGCTGCTGACCCAGGGGCTACTTGGGCAGCCGGCACCGTTGCTGGTACTGCGTAATCTGCAGTTTGGCCAGGGAATTTAAACAGCGAAGATGCTGCAGCAGGAGCAGCGGCAGCTGTCTCGATAAACGTTTTAGGCTTGGCTTGCTGCCGTTGAAACACGGGTGATACAGCACCAGCGGCTTGAATCGCTTTAAAGATGTCAATGGCCATGATTAACGCCAAACCTCATGAAGATAAAGACGAGAGCCCACTGCAGTGTCAGCAGGACCAGGTAAAGCTTGAATAAACTCAGCGCCAGAGCGTTCGTAACGGTATCTGGCTTGGAAGGGGTCCTTGTAGTTCGGGACATAAAGGATGCCGGCAAGGCGATTGGTTTCGTAGAGATAAATCTCATCCCAAACCTTTAATGCCTCTTTGGCATTGCTGGAGCGAATTGTACGATCCACGTCACCGAGGATGCTTTCAATTCGCGTAGAAGGTGTCGATGCAACTTCTGTTTTCTTCTCAGCCGTATCGCAACGACCAAGTTGAATGACGACCTTGTCATAGAAGTATGAATCCGGTACGGTATTCATTGCTTCTTCTAGCCGGCTGTAATCTCCAGCGGGTACAGACACGGTAAAGTAGCCCAGGTGATACCTAACTCTACTTTTGTCAAAGTCAGATAACTGCACGTCTACCTTTCGTTATAGTTTAATTATAAAGTAATCAACTCAAGCCAATCCGGGCAACGGAGCATTCATATACTCAACCAAGAACTGCTGTGTCATGCTTGGTTTTGGCGTCAAAGCTTCTCCCAGGGTTTGTTCCAGGAGTGATTCCTGTAGCGTCTTTTGTTTTGGTTTGGTTAACTGAAGTAACGATAAAAGCGTGGATAAATCGCCACTCTCTGTTTGATTAGACGTATCAACGGGCAACGTCGTTGGCGACAACTCAGACGCACCACCAAGTGTCTTCATATGCCCTAAACCAATTTCATATTTGTTATCACCGGTAACAAGAGTGGCAAGGTTACCAAAGCCACCTTGATTAGCTTTTGGAATGTACTTACCACCACCTTCGTAATAGATTGGAGTACCTTCTGGTAAAGCCCAATCTTCTCCTTGGTGGAAGCTGCTAGCTCCAGCAGTTGGTGCACTGCGCGGGCCGTAACGAGACGTAAGTGTAATCCCTGCAGCTGGATTGAAATCAATTTTGCCTTCCGCTGTTTTGATTAACGCTGGGATTTTCTTTTCCCCGATGCGTAAACCAAGCAATGGAGTACGAATGGTAGCTGGATCCAGATATTTGCCTGTGGCGAGATCTTTGACGTAGACGTGCTTATGTGGGCCCGTCGACGTTCCGGTTGAGCCAACTTGACCAAAATACTGAATGCCAGCCATTATCTTTTTCTTTTATTTTAAAACGAAAAAACCCCTGGTTTCCCAGGGGCTGAAGTTGTAGTCAATGATTAAACCCTGATTAGGTCAGCTGCAATCACAGCTTCCCAGTCCACACGCTTGATCTGTTTCAATTGCTCAAGGCTGTTAAACTTCTCACCCGATAAGGACATCTGAAGATCTTTGATCTCTCGAGCCGTTTTGAGACCGATCCCCTTGATATGATCAGCGATCATTTGCGGGGTGGCGCTGTTGATATTTAAACGCGTTTCGGGTGGGAAAATGCGAGGCTCTTCTTGTGCTGCTTTATCCTTCACCTGAAGAGTCGCAACTTTTTTGGTTGCAGCTTCATCAGGGGTCAATTCATTTTTGTAAGCGGTGTAAAGGCGACCGTCTTGGTCTTCAACCATGAACCAATCGCCGTTATCCCATTCGCTTACAACTTTGACGCGAGCGCCAGTTTTACGGTGCTGGTAAAGCATAAGGACCAGATGTTTTAATTTCTGGTCCTAGTTTAACCTAATCAGCTAACAGTGCGGCCGAGGATATACTCTTCAATATCTTCGTAGCCAGGGGCGTCATCAGGCTGGATGTAGCACACTTCAACCACCAGGTAACCTTTCAGGCCAGCGTTGAAGTCAGCATCAGCCAGATACACACCACCAGACACGCCGGTGTCAGTGTTAGTACCGCGAGCGAACACCTTGAAGGTGGTGGCACCAGACAGAGCCTTGTACACACCAGAAGGACCAACGCCGGTAGCACCGGTAGTGGTCAGGAAAGGAGTGGAGCCGAGGGCCTGTGTACCAGCGGTGAACAGGATCTTGGTCGAAGCGTCACCAGAGACAGTGGAGGTGAGGTTGGCCTGAGCAATAGGCTCACCCACACCGGTCACAGCCACAGGGCCGCTGTCGTTGCGACCAAAGGTCACCACGTTACCGGTAGCAGCGTAGATGCCGGTAGCAACACGGCCGTCACCCCAGCCAGAAGCAACCGAGATTGCAGCGCGATACACGAAAGCAGGCTGAGTGGCGCTACCAGAGATCACCATGCCGGTGATGTCGGGGCGGGTGTCGTCCTGGCGGTAAGGCGAAGGAACGATCACATCCATGGTCTGACCCTTGGTGGCTGCGTCACCAGAGGCCCAGGCCACAGGCACATAACCACGCTGTTGGAAGTAGCGGTAACCAGGGACGGCCAGCACCGAGGTGGGGCCACCCTTGGAGTAATCATTGCTGCCGTCAGCGGCGACATCAATGTTCTTGTACCAGCCATTCAGGGCGTTGGTCCAGTTACCTGGATAGATCTTCTTAGAAGACAAGTAGGACATTTATCTCTCCGTTAAGTTGGAATTTATTTCTTTATCAGATGCTGCCGTCGTCCTGGACAAAGCTGAAGGCAGTGGTCACAAAGTCCTTGTTCAGGATTTCAAAACCAGCGTACAGTTGCCAGATCAGGATGATGAAGCGGCTGAAGTCATCGTTGTTGTTGATGAGCACCTGGGCGTTAGGGCCACCGATACCAACACCAATCGACTGAGGACCGAAGAAGTAACCTTGAGCAACTTCTTGGTTGCTGTAGGAAGGAGAATCGGTGAAGCTTGCGCTAACAGTCTTGGTTGGGAAGTTGGTCGATTCGAAGAACTTCACACCTTCGAACTGAACACCAGTCGGCATCACAGGCTCACCAGCCAGGAAATAACCCTGACCAGCTTGGGGACCCATGTAGAAGCTGGCGTTGTTAGGCATCATGGGGTTGCCCATGTACATGCCTTGGCCAGGGTTGCCGCTGTAACGTGCGATCTCACGGAAGTCTGGGTCACGACGCAGATGCATCATGAAAGTAGGATCGCAGATGCAACGATACAGACCATCAGCGAAGGTAGGAACGTTGCGCTTACGCAGGTCCTTAACAACGGTCAGCAGGTCAGTACGCACCTGGAACTGCTGCACCTGAGCGGCGTACTCAGCAGAGGTATAGGAGATCGAACCGTTGGCAGCTTTGGTCTTGCCACCGGGGAAGTAGTAACCACCCTGGGTGCTGGAAGCTTCACCGTTTGCTTCTGCTTTGGCAAGCTCGTCAATAAAGACGCGGTCACGCCAACGGCGATAGTCGTCAAGCAGCGTCAGGCTGCCGATCGACTGGTGGAACATGTTGAGGTTGCCCGAATCCAGAAGCAGGCGCTGAGCCGTGATCAGGGTTTCGCGAGCAATCTTGAAGGTGCTGGGCTGGGTCGGATCGCCCGGGTCTGCAGGACCGGTGTATTCCTTAAGCACCACCAGGACTTTCTCCTTGGTGATGTTACGGCTGTTGGCAGTACCGATAGTCTGGTCAGCAATACGCTCACGGCTATCCTTCGTACCAGGGGTACCCCAGAACTTGTACAAATGTTATCCCAAAGGTTCTTTATCCCTTGGATCTTACGGTTTATCATCCCGTAAGTTCAGACTATATCATCAAGCAACTTTTGTTACTTGTCCTGCGCTCGTGCCTTCTTATCGTCTTCATCTGCAAATGCAATGTTAAGACTCGCTGCGTAAAGTTCAGAATTTTTTGTTCTGTTTTTGTAACGCAGGGTCACTTTATTTTGTAATGTTGAATGCACATAAGGCCGTAACAACGTTACAAAACCAGGCATCTCTCCACTTAAAATTCTTAAACGATAGTGTTTACGATCTAAATAAAGCCTTGGATTAACACTTGTTAAATCGTGGATCCATGAGGCAATGCTTTTCGCTTCATCTTCAGAACAATAAGTTGCAAGCAGTCCAACATTATTTGAACTAACCACGCATCCATCGTCCATCCAAAAAACAGCTAACGCTTCTAAACCAAGCCCATCAAGATACTCTTGTGAAAAAAATTTTTTACCATTCGGATAAAATTTCTCTCTCAGTGGTACCAGTAGTTTGCTGGTTACCATGGACTGGCAAGAATTATAAGTTTTCAAGGTGCGTTTGTCGTAAACCTTTCTAGAACTAACTTTTCCGTTTGTCCCAAGCTCTTGATTGACTTTAGACATTTTCCATTCAAGAAAAACTTTTTGTTTTTCAGAATGAGTAAAAGATAAATAACAAGTGTTTTTACCTTTTGGGTATCCAAGACATCCGTCGCCTAAGGTGCATGCTCTGGAAAAGGAAAGGCTCACTGTGTGACCAAAGGTAGTCGTTGAACCTTCCGACCATTTCTGGGCGGCTTGGCTGCTGATTGCCCAATGCTATCGCATTGACGGGTTTCCAGCAATTCACAGGATTTAAAGACCGCTACAAATTCAACGGTCTAACTGAACAGTTTGGCCCGGTTGGCGAGTAAAATCGTGAACAACTACAGGCTCAACCGCCATTTCCGCAACGTATGCGGGGTGAGGGCGATATAACTCAGCCCCGAGAATCTTAGGGAAGTCGTTGTCAATAAACACTTAGATTATCCTCCAGTGTCAGTGTTTTTATCGGGTGAAAGATAAAGACACAGGTGTCTTATCTAACAAAAATTTTAGCAGGTGGTAACTTAAAAGTTACATGTACTGCATAGTTGGCACGCCCATCCGCGCCATTTCCGTGTTGTTGGAACTGTAACCTTCGGGATCAATTCCTTGTTGGAACCCAGGGATTCCAATCGAGCCGGCCAGGCTGCCTGCAGCTAAACCACCCATGCCAGCAAGACCGGCAGCGAGAGGAACGCCTGCAGCAGCAGCAGCTTCTTGACTAATGCCACGGTTGATGACATCAGCCACAGGACCCATGGCACCACGGGCAACAGCTTGACGCTTACTACCAGCTGGGGCAGATGCACCAAGAGCACCAAGGCCTTCAATGGCTTTGGATGCAGCAGCTGCACGGGCAGGGCCTGCATATTTACCAGCCAGACGTGCAGCGCCAAGAGCACCACGGGCGCCAAGGCCAGCAGCAATACCACCCAATACGGCGCTACCTGGATCTTCGCCCTGTGCGGCAAGAGCCCCGCCAGCTACCAGACCGGCAGCAGCGGGGACTCCATATGCGAGCAGAGGACGAGTTTGTCCTAACGGTCGCATGTGCCTCACTCCATCACGAAGAGTTTGTTGGAAACCATGTTGGGCTGAGCCTGGTTCAGAACGCGCCATGCATTCTGGGGATCACGCGCCATGATGTCGTTAAAAGTACCCCAGAAGTTGGTGGGCTGCTGAGGTGCAGAAGCTGCAGGGGGAGCAGGGAACTCGCCATAGAAGGAGGGATCCACTTGCTCAGTCGGATAGCCGTAAGCTTCCAGATCTGCTTCGCCTTCATGCACGGGATATGGACCTTCAGGGCCAAAGAAGCGAATGGTGTAATCGCTCAGGACATCTGGGTTGGTCAGAATCTCGTTGTATGCCAGATTCTCAGTATGGGACTGAGTAGCGAACTCGGCATACTGCTTGAGGGTGTCGGTCATTTCCTGACCCCAAACAACGGCGCTATCAAGCAGGCCTTCGAGTTGAAGGGCGTAATTATTTAGAATTGCGGGAGCTTCGCTTCCGAACGCTGCGATTACTTGCTGGCTTTCCTGGCTCAGTCCCTCCAAGGAGGTTGGGGAAGAGCTGGGCGAGTAGGCCTGGTTGGTTGACCAGGTCTGCTGAGCCGATTGTTGCGTAGCTGGGCTGTTCACCGAACCGTAGTTGGCCTGGCCGTAGCTCGTCGTCGGAGCTGATGGTTGACCCTGGAACGGGGATTGAACTGGTGCGCTCAGTAGATTCACTACTTTGTTGAACGCCGATTCCCATGGATTCCCCTGTGTTTCCGCCGGTTGGGATTGGGGGGCGTACTGAGTAGGGGCTGAGGGTTGGTAAACCGGGGCCGCCTGAGGTGCTGCCACCTGGTAATTCACCGGGGCTGCTTGGTACGAGACCGGGGCTTGGCTCGGCTGGTAAGACGGAGTCACGTAACTGCTCGGCGCTACTGCCGGAGTCGGGCTCGTCTGTGGGATCGATTGGACGGTAGCGTCCTGCATAACTCATCTCCTTTTGTAAAGCC